TAGATGAAATTAATGCTTTAGTATTACCTGTAACATTAAATTGAATTTGTGTTCCTGTAGAAGACCCTGAGCCTGCATTATTTAAAGTTATAAGAGTAGAAGTAACACCATTATTTGTTGTAGTGAAAGTACCTGCACCTGTTACTTGTAATTTTGCAGTGTTATCAGTTGTAGAACCTAGTAATAAATTTCCATTGAGATAATTTTTTGCAGTACCATTTGCATATAAATTCCAACGAGTAGCACCACTTGATATATTTGAATATACACCATAATTGTTTGTAGCACCTGTTAATGTACTATCAACATATACACCAAATTGGTTTGTAGTTGTACCTGTAAAAGAACCTTGAGAAATGTATAAATAATATAAATTAGCAAGAGTTCCACTTGTTGTTCTACTTGATGTTATGTTTAAATATTTAGTTCCTGTAATACTAAAAGGTCCTGAAATATTTGACACTATTGAGTTAGTAGTATTATTTACTACTGAAAACATAGTAGTACCGGTATTAGAAGCAGCACCACCTACTCCTACTCTACTATAAAAAAATGGAGAGCCAAACTCAGAAAGATTTAAAATTTCAGTATCTGAAATACTATTAATTTTTACTGCGTTAACAGAACTAGATGAATTAATTTTATTAGCAAAAAATGCTATATCAGAAACACCATCAACACCACTTGCAAATCCACCTAAAGTATTGTATATACTATTATTACCAAAATATTGAATTAACAATGAAGCAGTACCATCGCTCTCAGATGATTGAAATCTAAATTGAGTATATGGTAATGATGAATTAATACCTAATGTTCCTGTAACATTACTATTTGAGTTTAATGATATTAAAGAACCATCATCTGTTATGTTAGAATTACCTATTGTAGATGCACTAGTAAATTTAGTAACAGTGTTATTTGTACCTGATACAGATACAGATGTACCACTAGTCCCACCTGTTCCCGATGTACCACCTGTTCCGTTTGTACCACTAGTTCCTGCTGTTCCACTAGTCCCACTTGTACCGTTTATTCCCGATGTGCCGTTAGTACCATTACTACCATTACTTCCTGATGTTCCGTTACTACCATTAGTACCCGATGTACCTGTAATACCTGATGTTCCTGAAGAACCATTTGAACCCGATGTTCCCGACGTACCTGACGTACCATCTTGACCTATAGCAGATATTGTTCCACCTGCTATGGATATATTTGTTCCTGCAGTGATTATTGTACCATCTGCTGCTAATATTTGTGTTGGTAATCCGTTTTCTTTTACGAATGCATTGGCAAATATGCTATTTGAAACAACAAGTTGCTCCATATTTACATTGCCAATAAAGTTTAAGTCATATCCATTGGTATCAATAACCCTATCACCCTCTAATGTTCCACCTGCTTGTAGGACTTCGTCTAAGGTTGGTGTAGTTACAATAATAAGACTAAGAATATCACCTATAGTAAAATTCTTAGTCTCATTTTCGTTATTAACCTCAGTACCAATAAGTTTATCTTCGACACTAGGAGAAGCATCTATGGGATATGTACTAATTCTAGCCATTAGTTGTTAAACTAAAGTTAAAAGGTATAAAGTTCTGTTAATTACTGCAAGCATTTCATCTAAAATGTTCTGTAATTCAGAACTATATTGACCACGCTCTGCATCAATAATTTGTTGTAGACCCTTTAAGTGTTCTACTGCTCCCTCAACTTTAGCTTCAGGGATAGTAATAGCCAATCTTTTGTAACGACCAAAGTAAACTTCAATAAACTTGTCTGTTAAATCAAGAATATCATCATAATATTGACCAAGAGCCTTATGCTCTGCAAAAGAAGTTGTATTCAAATGAGTAAGATGCATTGCATCTCTCGAATGAAAAAACAAACCAATTAATTCATTAGGTGCTTTCATTTGTTTTTTGTGTTACCTCGCCTGTCTGCATATTAATTACAGAGTCAGGTCCGTATTTATTAATTAACTCTTGTTCTTGTTCAAGCATTAAAGTTCTAAGACCATCACTCTCTTTAAGTAGAGCATGTTTTCTTATCTCAACATCAGCAATAGCCAACTTTAAATGAATTAACGTCGTGTTAAGTTCCTTTAATTTCTCAAATTCTTGTTCTTCTAATTTCATTTTAATTTAATTTATACAAAAATACTAAAAACTTATGACTGATTTTCTTACAAGAATCGCCATGATACTAACTTGTAAGCTACAAATAGACCTATGATTCCTATCAAGTACCAATTACGCTCTACAGCTTTATCTTTTTTCTCCTGCAATTCAGCTATCTTCTCTTTATGCAATGCATTCTGAACTTTAAGCGAATCATTTAATATATTTAATATAGTAACCTTTGCAGTATTCTCTCTGTATACTAACTTCTCTTTATACTTAACTACTTGTGCCAACTTCTTTGGTGGACATTGAACTAATTTATACACGATTGAATCTCCTGATTTAAAAGGAACTCTAATAGTGTCTCCTTTTGTTATAATATAAGTTGTGTCTACTCTTTCTACTATTACTGTACTATCTTTAATTGGGAATTTATCTGCACACTTCTGTGCTAACTTTTTATTTGTCATACACGATTGTAAAACAAACATCACAAATAATATTTTGATAAGAGTTGTTATCTTATCAAGGATAGTATCGGGAGCAAAGATTAACATTAAGCCTGCCGATATCCCTACAATAGCATCAGTCCAATTAGTATTAATAAATACACTAACAATAGCTGCAATAATAATAATGACACCTAATGTAGATGTCTTCCAATGTTTCCAATTCTTGAAGTTCATAATTATTTTCCCTGACCTCTATACTTCTTTGTATAGAGTTTACTTGTTACCAACTTGCTCGTACTCTTCTTAGAGTGAACTCCCTTGCGTCTAACCTTATTATTAGGTTTAAATGCTTTTACTTCTGCTACTTTAGACTTAGCCATCTTTCCGTATAATCTCTAGTTCAACATTTTGCTGACCTTTAATCTTTGCAATAAATTGTTCAGAGGTTGAACCGTAAATCCAATTTGTAATTTTTTTAATAGTAGGATGAACTTTATTTACATTACGTTGCTTAGCAACAAGAACACATCCTTCACTATCAAAATGGGTATTACCACCATGAAATCTAATACCCTCAAATCCTTTTACATCAAGGACCAATGGCATAATTCTTTTTAATCTATTAGAATGATTTAAAATCATTTTATACTTACCATAAGGAATGGCAGTTTGTGCTTTAACTTTTTTTGATTTAATATCAGCCAAAGCCATTGATTGAGTTAATCCTCTGTCAACATCTTCCAATGTATAGCAGAAAAATTTATCATCAATAAATAATGAACCTAATGTTTCTGTTGGTGTAAAGAACTCACGTATAAGTTTAATTTTCATCTACCTAATAAATCTTTTATAAAATTTAATATACCCAATCCTACTAGCGTAACTAGAGCATAGAAGTATGATTTATATTTTTTAACATCACCCTCTAATGACTCAACTTTTTGTTTTGTTTGGTTGTAATCTTCAACAAGTCCACGTTGGTCAGGGAATGAAGCATTGCCTGCTAATAAAGTATGAACGTCTTTTATCATAACCTTCAATTCAGACATATCTGCCTTGATGCCTTCTATTTCATTAGCCATAGACTCTAACTTATTCTTCTCGTGGACAGTCATTATATACTAATAGTAATCCCAATTATTAAATTATCCATTACCAAAGTGCTATAATATTTGTTGCTGAAGTTCCTGTTGAAAATACTTTAAGTACCTGAACAGGTATAAAAGAACCTGCAGTAACTCCAACAAATGTAACTTCGTCTCCACCTACAGTTGTAACTTTTAATGTACCTGCTCCACCTACATAAAGAACACAACCATTATTTCCACTACCATCTTGGGTAGCTACGTTTGGAATGTTTACTGTGTTAGATGGAGTAACTGCTGCTGCTCTACCTGCTTGTAATTTTGGATATGCCATTTTTAATTTGTTTTATATGGAAAGATTCTGTTTAGTGCATCTTTACGTTTGCCACAACCACAATCTTTACCTGTTGCTTTTGAAACTGTTTCTACTACTTTCTTAATTCCTGTTGCTGTTGTTATTTTTTCAACAGTATCTCCTAGTCCTTTTGATTTCATCTTATTTTTTTTTACCTGCCATAGCTTTCTTTTGAAACGCAACATTACCATACTTCTTGCGACCAATAGATGCTGCAATAGCATTAGCCGAAGCTTTTGATAATCCCTGTTTCTTCTGAATACTGCTACTTAATTTTTGAAATTTTGTCATAATGCAAAGATACAATTATTTTTTTTTGATAGATTTAACACGAGCACCCATTCCTACTTTAGATTTCTCTAATTTCTTCTTTGCCAAAGTAGATGCACTCATCTCTGATTTAGTAACAGGAGTTTTTGCTGACACTCTTTTAGTTGGTCTACAGTATTCATTCTTTCCTCCTGCTCCACAAGCTTTACCACTTTTAATGTCTTGCCATTTCTCACTCTCCCATCTTTTCAAACTAGAACCCTTCTCAGTTTTTTTAACATTGCCTGATGCCTTACGACATTTAGCAATAGCCTGAGAAGCCCTAGCAGATGGGAACACATCATAAGATGCTTTAATTTTTCTATAACAAGCGTCCTTTGGCATACTACTTCTTTTTCTTAGCTATAACTCCCTTAGCAATTAATACATCTTTCTTTGTTACTTTACCGTCTCCACTTACATCAGGAAATTTTTTCTTAGTGGTCTTACTTACATTGCCTTTAAGAAATTTCATAGGTCCATCCAATGATTTCTTTGATTCAAACTTCGCTGCTTTTTTAATTACTTTTTTCATTATTTAATTTCCTTTAAATACTTTTCTTGAAAAACCCATACCATTTTTTTTAAAATTATAAACAGTATCACCTTTATTAGTTAGAGTTTTTGAAATATTATTTTTTTTTAAATCTTCTTTGCTCATTGTTCTAGCAGCATTAAATACTTTATCAGTATACTTTTCAGTAGAATCAGTAAGAGAAGAGAATTTTTTAGCAAAATCTTTTCTAGCATTATCTTTTTTTGAGAACTCTGCAGCTTTTGATTGAAAAAAACCTATACTATCTTGAGGACTAGGAGTTGGTGACAATGGATAATCTCTACCCATAGTTTTTTTTGTTGGTTCTTTTTTCATGGTTTTATTTTTTTATTCTTGTACTATTTGTTTTTGGATTGTAAGAAAAATCACTAACAGGTCTATTAAACTTTTTAGATGCTCTATCTTTTGCACGCTCTTCTGCTGTCATTGCATTTCTCTTTTGACCTAGAGCAGTAAGAGTTTTACCATCAGCTTTAAGATGACCACGTTTTTTAAGTATAGCTATTGCTGTTGCTTTATCTCCAACTTGTACTGCCAATCTATTTATCAATTGACCTCTACCTAAAAACTTTTGACTTGCCATTAGTATTTACCTTGTCTTCCTTTTGGATTACTAGTTGTAGCACCACCTTTACCTGCCCATAAATAAGAACATGCCCAATGCCTAGCAGTAAGTTTTGATTTAGCTGTATCGCATTTATGTCTAGCACGAAATGATTTACGTGCAGCAGTAGAATAATTATTACCATAGCCTTCAGCACCAAAGTGAATTAATTTCTCCTTGCCACTTTCGCAGGCTTTAACCATTTTTTTTTTACCTGCTCTATCTGATGCAACAACACGATTGCATTTCATACTAGACTTATTTGCCATATTACTTCTTTACTCTTTTAGACATTAAGTTTTTTGGCTTTGACTTAGTCATTTTCTTTTCTGCTTTCTCCATTTTAGGTGATTCAGATTTCTCATGCTTAATCATTGCAGGCTTAGAAGAATAAACTTCCTTGCCACCATATTCATAAATTGATTTGCCTACCATTAGTATTTACCTTTAGGTGACATATTTGCAACTGATTTCTTTGTTGCTGCTCCGATTGCTGCTTTACCCATAGCTTTTTTTGCTACTGTTTTCATTCCAACTTTCTTAACTGCATTCTCTACAGCTTTACCTGCAGCTTTTTTCATAAGTTTTTTTGTTACTTCTTTTTTCATGACTTTATTTTTTTTTATTTTTAATTGGTGAACTGCTAAATGATTTTCCAATATTACTAAATCCGTATGATAAGTCTTCAGAAGGACCTTGACCTGTTATTGATTGATAAGTAATATATTTTTTACCTTCTTTTTTTCTCTCTGCATTTCTTTTAAGGTAGCTAGGAACAACTTCATTAAGATTATATGCTATTTTTTTTCTTGTAGAATCCTGTGTATTAGAACTTGCAAGACCTGATTTTGAATTAAGTTCTGCACTTGTAACTCTATAAGGTTTTTTTATTACAGTTGTATCGCTACCTGCAGTTATCTTATCTACATCCTTATCTCTAAAAGTAATATCAGGATATTTATTCCCATTTTTTTTATTCTTCTTAGCCATCTTTTTATTTTTTAATAATTGTTGTTGGTATGATTAGTTTAGTTATTTTCTTTTTCTTTGGTGCTGTTCTCTTTTCCTTAACAGGCTTCTCAATTATATTAGCTTCTGCTTCTTCTTTAGCTTTCTTTAATATAGAATCAATAGTATCCTTCCTAGCCATCTTCTCTTCAGCAGATACCATAGGTAATGGATTCCCATTATCATCAATACTCCGTTTACTTAAATAATCAGATTGCTTCATAATTATTTATGACCTCTTTAATACTCTTTGAAATTTTCTTTCAGCACGTTCACCTGAAATTTTTCTAACTCTAGTATCTTTACCTGATTTATTTTTTTCTATTCTTAATTTAGAATCCTCTCCTTCTTTCATTTGTAAGAAGTAATTACTAGATTTTGTTTTTGGTAATTTTGATTCTTTATAATCAGCTTTACTATTTCTAAATGTTGCAGCCTTAGTACCACTAGAATCTGATGTAGTTCCTAGATTTTGAAATACAGTTGTTGATTTATATTTTGTCCCTTTTTTATTTTGCTCACGATAGCTAACACTATCAGAAGTAATATCAGTTACATCTTTTGAAGGAGTTGAAGAGTTTTTCAATCTATCAATTACAGTATCCTTCATAGGAATACTAGGGTACTTTGGTTTCTTTGCCATAATTATTTATTGTTTCTTCTAATTACCCTATCTACTTTCTTCTCAGCACGATTACCCGAAATGTTTCTTTCTCTATTTCCTTTTTGTACATTTAACTTAGAACGTGTTCCTTGTTTCATTTCAAGAAAATAACTACTTTCTTTTAGTTTATTATTTTTACCTTTTTGTACATCATAACTAAGTACCTTTGAACCATCATCATTTGATACAGTCCCGATAGATTGAAACTTACTTTTATACTTTGTTCTCTCTCCTTTATTATTTCCTTTAGTAGTTTCACTAGCAATACTACTATTATCAGAACTAACTTCAACAGTTCCTTTAGCAGCAGTTGGAGAGTTCTTTAATCTATCTACTACCGAATCTCTCATAGGGATGTCGGGGTATTTAATTTTCTTTGCCATAATTATTGTTTAACTTTGTACAAAAATAAGAAAATTTAATTTAATGTATAATCAGAAGAGAACGCCAAGCAATGACTACTTGAAGTATTGGAGGGTCATAAGATATTTTGTAAAAGCCAAGTATGGACTCTCAACTGCAGAACTAGATGTGCTGCTATTCCTATATTCAGAAAAGTATTTTGATAAAGATAAGTTCGATGAGTTCGATGAACTTATTAGTTGGGACGTAAATAGATTTGATAAGCTATTACGAGATGGATGGATAGTCGTCTTCCGTAAACGAGATAAGAACAAAAAGGCATTGTACGAAATCTCGTACAAAGGAAGACGTATGATAGGGTCAATCTATAAGAAGCTTAGTGGGGAAGAGATTCCTGAAAGCCTTACATCCAACCCTATCTTTTTTAAGAACGTCTCATATACCGATAAGGTATATCGTAACATGGTCAAGCAAATGAATGCTTCTATAAGACAATCACGACATCACGCTCAAGAATAACAGTGAGGTGTCTGTCTTCAATAATCATGGTGAATCCTGCACGCTTGTCGTAGTATATCTCGTCACCTTCTTTGATGACCTCTACTTCCGTTCCGGGTTTAACAACCTTACCTCGTTTGTAACGTAGGTCGCTTGCATCTGCTGCTGATAACAATAGACCTGAGTCTGTTTTAATCTTTTCTTCTTTAGATTCGATTACAATGTGTTTTCCTATTGGTTTCATTTATTTGATTCTTCTTTCCAATTAATCCAAAATCCTATAGCTACTACTATATTCATACTCATGGATGCTAGTATCTCTACTATGTCTTCATATACATTTAGTGTAAGGTGGACGTGACCCACTATCCAAAATGGAACAGAAAGGTTACACGCCACCCACACAATTGTGAACTTGATAAATTTAATTATCTTTTGATTTGATTTGTATGACCACATACAGGGCAATGCGTTTCATCAATAACTTTTACTTCCTCTGTACCATTAGCCCATCTAATAATAGATGTGCGTAGGATGTCTATCCATCTCTTTTCGCAGACTTCACAAGACATCGGTACTGTCTCGTATCCACTATTCACTGTCGTATGACCTTGCCAATGTGATGATTGCATTTGTGCTTAATATAGTTACTGCTACTGACACTGCATTTTGCAGTGCACTCTTTGTTACTTTCATTGGGTCGATGACACCCATCTCAATCAGGTCTCCGAACTTATGGTTCTTCAGGTCATACCCTTGACCGAATGTAATGATACCATCTGTATACACATCCTCAATCTTTAACCCACCGTTCTCAAGTATCTGTCTACAAGGAGCGATTAAAGACTTATGTAATATCTGAGCAGCAACCTTTAATTCTTTACTCTCAAAGTCAGACTTCTCAAATACATTGTCATAGATGAACGACATATACTTTAATGCTGCACCACCTCCGGGTAAGATACCTTCTAGCAATGCTGAACGCACAGCACAGATAGCATCATCTACTCTATCGTATAATTCTTTCTGCTCTAAGTCTGTGTTGCCACCAACATAGATGACACCGATGCCTCCTGATAGTGAAGCGATGCGACTCTTAATGAAATCTTTGTCAGCCTTCTTGTTTGCTATCTCATGTGCATCCCATAGTTGAGCAACACGCTCGTCAATTAGATTGGTATCAACGTCCTCGTCATCTTTAATGATGACAGTCTTGTCTCTATCGACAATTACTTTCTCAGCGTGACCTAAGTCGCTAAATGAGATAAGTGACAAGTCATCGCCTGTTTTCTCTGAGAAATAGTTAGCACCAACAGCAATAGCAATATCCTGCATCAACTCATGCTGCTTATAACCAAACGACGGTGGTGGCACTGCACATATCTTTAAGTTATTTTTTAGCACGTTAGCTGCTAGTGTGTTTATCACATTAGTTGAGCATGGTGCAATGATAAGTAACTTCTTGTTCTCTGCAATGATTGGTCTTAGTATATTCTCTAGCGATAATATATTGTTAATCTCGCTGTCGCATACTAATATGTATGTGTCCTCTAAGATACACTCGTCTTTCTTTTGGTTGTTGATGAACAATGGTGATTGGTATCCCCTATCAACCTTGATACCTTTGGTAGTCTCATAGTACGTCTCTGCATTCTGCGAACGCTCAAGAGTAACTATCCCATCCTTACCAACCTCTCCATATACCTTAGCAATAATATCGCCTACAACCTTGTCGTTGTTAGCAGAGATGATAGCCACATCGTTCAATGTTTTATCACTCACAGGTGTAGAGTTCTCAGCTAGGAACTCAATAATCTTATTGGTCTCCGTAACCAAATGCTTTAGCACCTCAGTACGATTAATGTTTGGGTCAGCTAGTAATTCACTCCCTGCTTTAACTAATGCTTCAGTTAAAACAATGGCAGTCGTTGTTCCGTCACCTGCCAATGTAGCAGTACGGTCAGCAGCTTCCTTCATCATCTTGACAGCAAGATTTTCTACAGGGTCTAGTAGGTCGACAGCCTTAGCAACTGTCACACCATCCTTAGTTACTGTAATTCCATGTGTGTGATTGGGTGATTCAATTAGTACAGTGTTACCTCTTGGTCCTAATGTACTCTTGACTGCGTTAGCAATCGTGGTGATACCGTTGATGAGTTTCTCTCTTCCCTCATCACCGAACTTTAATTGTTTAGGCGAGTAGCCTCCTTCTATATTCATATAATTTAATTTGATTGTTTGCAAATATAATTAATTATATCAATACTATCAATAAGTGTGCCATGTCGAATGTCGAATTTATTTTCTCCTATATATATATATATAATTTGTGTTTATATATTTTTTTTTCTCACTAAAATTTCACTTTAAAATCGACATTATCGACATTTCTTTATTTAATTATACTTTAGACTATTATTTTCGACATAAAAATCGACATAAAAAAGAATAATAATGTCGATTATCTATCATCATTACAATTCTATGACAAAAGTTTATACGAACTATAACAAAAATTATAGGGTTTCGTAAAAAAGAAGGGGTGAACAAATTAATGAACACCCCAACTCAACCTAAATCAAAAATTATGACTATCGAGACATAAGATTTTTCTTCAACTCAGCAAGTTCTATTCCTTCTGCAATCATAGCTACCTTCTTAGCTTGCTTCATAGTCTTACGAATCTGTGCAGCTTGAGCGATACCTGTAATTCCATCAGGAGCATCGTTGATAAGTCTTCCGTTTTTTACTTTTAAACCGTTCATAGGACAAAGGTACAAAAAATTATTAGATAATAGTAGTGTTTAGATAACCCTAAAATTTCACGCAAGGTCCTAAAAAAAGAAAGTGACTTTTTTCGAAGGGGTGGGGGGTGCATTTCAGTCCAACGTGCCCACTTTTTTAGCCTTTTCCTATAGAACAAACAGCCCCATAGCCACAGGATACCACACCACCACAGCCCCCACGCCACGCCACGCACCACCACGCCCCTGCCTGCCTGCCCTTTGCCCCTGCATAGCCCCTGCCTGCACGTCTTAAATGTGTCTTTAAAGACACTAAAGAAGGACTTTACCACAGCCACAAAGCATACAAGCCTAAACAAAACACAGGGAAAAGCTAACAGCTAACAGCCTGAATCTTAACAGCCACAGAAAAAAAAATGCATACACGAAAAAAAAAGTTGAAAATAATTTGCAAATACAAAGTATTTAACGATATTTGGTCAGGCAATGCACGAAGCATAGCCATAAATTTAACTTAAAACATTGAAAATGAACAATTTACTAACAATCGAACAGCATTTCCTAAGTACAGCAAATGCTATTGAAGGACTAAAATTGCGTGACTTACGTCGTTTAACCACAGCCGACGTGAACGCACAAAAGAAAAAATTTGAGACTAGCTTACAGCTAAGCCAAATTGTAGCCGAAGGCTATGAGTGGTTCAAGTCTGAGTGTGGACGCACTACGATGGCAAATGAGGGCATATCATGGACAGCCGATGACTTTGCCCTGAAGGTGTATGGCTATCAAAAGTCTTTTTTCTACAAATTGGTGAAAGCAGGCAAAGTGACAGCCGAACAGGTAGAAGCCTACAAAACAGCCGAACCCGAAAATAGAACCATAGAGGGGCTATTGAAATTTGATAGAACAGGCGAAACGAACGCCACAGCCGAAGGCGAAAACGATGGCGAAGGTGAAGGCGAAGGCGAAGGCACAGAAACAAGCACAGCCCCTACGAACCTAATCACGTTCACGTACAAAGCCCCTGACGGCTCAAAAGTTAGCGTGAAGGTAGACACTAGAGGTTTAGTTAAAACAGAAAACAGCACAGCCGAAATACTAGAGGCTATTAATTTACTTAAACAAGCAATCAAATAACATTGTGTCTTTAAAGACACTACCAAAACCCACAAAATTATGGCACACACAGGCATAAAATACGAAATTACAGGTAACCCATACAGAGGTTCAGTACAAAATTACCACGCTAAGCCACAGCCCCTTAAATTGAACAAAACCCCTCATAGGGTTGATGTTGCAGGGCTTAAGCAGGTACAAAGGGACTCAGTCCTGTTTACCAATTACGATGGCGAACAGGAAACGAAATTTACTATCGGCTTTGAGGTGGAAAAAAATGCCCTACACAGAGGGGCTGTAAAGGAATACGAATTATTCTGTGGCTTTGAACGTGACTCTAGCTGTGGCTATGAGGCTGTGACTCATATCCTGCCTTTGCTACCTGCAGGGCTATGGCGTACTAAGGTATACGATATGATGCACAAAGCCACAAAGATAATCGATGACAGGTACAGCCCATCATCACAAAATTGTGGTGGTCACGTGACTATTGCAGTTAGGGGCATGGATGGTGAAGAAATTAAGTCTCACGTCAGAAAGTATTCAGGGCTTATTCTAGCTATGTTCAAAAACAGGCTAACAAATGGCTACTGCAATGGCAATTTAAACATGTTAGACAGGGACGCAAATAGCAGTGAAATGTTCAACGGGTCAGGTGGACGTTATCAGTTAGCACTAGCTAAAGGGGACTTATTAGAATTTCGTGTAGTTAGCAGGTTTCAATCAGTTAAGCAAATGATGAGACGTTATGAGTTATTCTACGAGTTATTGGACTACAGCATAAACAGAAACACAGGCACGTTTAAAGGCTTTCTAAACAAAGTTAAACCCATAGTGCTAAGTATGTACGATGGCAATGCCGATAAGGTTGCAGAGGTCTTTAAAATAGCTGAGGGCATGCAGAAATTTATAAACACAGGCAAAGTAAATAAGGTGGTACGTCAGTGGGTTGACCCGAACGGATACAGGACATCTTGGTACGATGCAGAATTGAGACGTGAATTGGGGCTATAAGCCCCTACACGTTTGTGTCTTTAAAGACACAGCCCCTAATGGTTGTAGTGTTGTTCGAGTCAGCACAGGGGCACTACGCAATGGTGCGTAACTAAATCAAAATCATTATGGAAATCTTAGTAACAATTTTAACAGCGTTCTTTTGGCTTAATGTAGCCTTATTTGTTGGCACGTTTGTATCAATCATTATTCAATCATTTAGAGCGAAATAGTATGGACTTGATAGAAATTTCACAGGCTTTGCTATTGGTTGTATCCGTAATTCTAGCAATTACATTTATTGCTACGACCATAGGCGAACGAATGGAGCGACGTGCCGAACGCAAACGCAATCAAGAGAGACAGGACAGAATTAATCAATTTTAAAGTAGCACTGACTACGAACAGAAAAAATCATGGCAAAAATTATCACTATTCAAACGTCAGCCAAAGTGGTGGACGTTTCAGGTTGGGCATACAAGTATGTAATTAGAGAGCGTGCCCCTATGAAGCTAAGTAACGGAACGTATTTACACGTATTCAAAGTAACAGAGTATAACAATGACTATGCAGGTGGAGACTTTGATGAGGAGTGCGACGCATTTTATAACGAACAATTTTAAACATAAACCCTAAAACCTTCCGGTGTACAGGTTAACCGGATACCCACAGATGGAACAAAAATTTTATAACGTAATGGTGGACTGCAATGGCTATTTCGAATTAGAAAATGGTGGCGAAAAATTAACGCTACAGGAGGCACACGAATTTGTTAAGAAAATGGGGGAGTATTTCCCTAATAATTTCTACACGATAGAGCCTTTCGTGTTCGTCGAAAGACAGAAAGAACGCAGGAGGTACTCAAGGTATGCAGCCGATGGTTGGGAGGACTTGTATAGTACAGACGAAGGTTAACTGATGAGGGTTTAATACCCGAAACGTACGTGAGTGCAACGAATGTACCACGTGCGTCTTAACCAAATTAAAAAGTTATGGAACAGCAAACAATGTACGCTATCTACTATGGTGGCGAGTTCATGTGTAAGATATACGCATGCACAAAATGGGAAGCAATCGAGAGAGTATTTTCTAGGGTTGCAAGTATTTATCCTGACAGGGAAAGAAATAAATTTTTAGCAAAAGTTGTGTTTGTCTAACTTATTACGTATCTTTGTCTAAATTATGTTTAACTAGGGTTCTGTGTCTTTGAAGACACTACCCATAAATCAAATCAAATTATGTGTTTAATTATTGTAAAACAAAAAAACAACAGGCTACCTGCAGGCGTAGCAAAAACAGCAGGCTTTATTAATCCTCATGGCTTGGGGGTTGTATGGCTAGATACGTTCGAGATAACGTATCACAAATCAAGCGAGTACAATGTGCTAGAAACTAGTCGTCCCTTTATTGCCCACTTCAGGTATGCTACCGTCGGGAAGATAGGCTTGGATAACACACACCCATTTAGATGTGGCGTGCAGAAGCACGAGTACCTGATGATGAACGGTACTATTCAGGGGCTTGGTTGCAAGGACCACTGTGACACCAAAGTATTGGCACAGAGTCTAGGTTCAATTCAGAGACATCTATGGAAGCAGGAGTTAGCAAAGCACTTGGTTCGGTTCGTGAGTATCAATGTGCGTAATCGTACATTTCAAATCTACAACAGACATTTATTTACTTACAAGGACGGAGTGTGGTACAGCAAGGACAACGTGTTACAGGATAACTTGATTGCTGTATATGGCACGCTAAAGAAGGGCAAGAGCAATTATTATTCGTACCTGACTTCATCTAAGCACGTAGGTTCAGGCAAGACCAAAGACAAGTATCCCCTGTTGGTTCAGGGGCTACCTTACTTGGTTGAGAAGAAAGGATTGGGGCACAATGTGGTAGTCGATGTGTTCAAGGTATCCGACAGCACGCTGAAGGACTTGGATGGCTTGGAGGGACATCCAAATTGGTACGTGCGTAAGCAGATACCTATTAAGCTAGATAAAAGTGGTAGTGAGTTGATGTGTTGGATATACTTCAATCCTAAAGACATAAAGCCGACAGATGTATTGCACGAAACCTATGAGCCACAGCCTAAAAACTATGGCTATAATAAATATGGGTTTAGTAACTTTGAGTTGGGTACTTGGAAGACATTGCCATACGAGTACGATGAGTTTGAAGATGCGATAGAAGAGGACTTTAATATAGAGAATGAGATACCTTTGTGCATTGATTGTTATAATGACTTGGAGCACGATGGGTTTTCAAATTACCATTGCCAAAGCTGTGGGGCTTGGTTCAAGGAGAGTGAGGTTGCTGTGTTTAATCCGTAACTTTCCTGCGAAAGGGTTTGTGTCTTTAAAGACACAGCCCTTCCGTCTTGGGGTGAGTGCCCTGACTGATGAGTCCAAAAGGACGAAACGGAATCGTAAACCTAAATCATTTAACAAATGAAAATCAAATTTAACCACGACTGCGAGAGCACACTGAAAGCTATCGGGTCTAAAAGCAGTGTTGATGACTTGGCTAACAAGTTAGCATCAATTAGTGTAGAGTATTTAAAAAGCGACAAGCACAAGATTAGTGAGTTGTGCGAGTTGGTAATTGAACAGATGACCGACGAAGAAATCCTTTACATGTGTGTACAAAAGATACACAGCACAATTAACCAAAGTATGTTCGAGCATGCATTGGGTGGAGTTATGCCACCTGATAACAGCTTATTAAATTAAACCGATATGAAGAAATTTGTAATTGACGTAACTAGAACTACGTATCAAGGTAAAAAATTTATTGTAGAGGCAGAGACAATCGAAGAAGCAGAGGCTATTGCATTAGAGCAAGCCCCTGATGAAGTATTCGATTACGATTCAGGTGCTGACTACGAAGTATTTTATTCAGAACAATTAAATTAAATCAAGATGGGAAATCAAATCATTTTCGGTACGCCAAAGGCTACCTTCTACACAAACGAATTGGCAAACGAGTTAGCAGAGTTATTCATAGAGATGAAGTACGAGGGGCAGAATGTGCCTATCTATAATATCAAAGATGAAGACGATGAGATGTGCTATACAGATAAAGTACAGCAGGAGTTTGACGAGGTGCTAGAAAGAATTGAAAACTATTTAGAATTTAATAAATTATAATATGAAAGCAAGAGAAATCATTACAAGAGAAATCTTAGAGAACATTTTTGTTACAGCTATCGAAGGAGGCAGTAACTATTGGTATTTTATTAACGAAGAGAACCACGAGAAGATTAGACGTGCAGTACCTTCCGAGAAGGAGCAGTGCTTTTCAGTTGCACTATTCAGGGCAGTGTACGATGAGGCATTGGACATTGACGTACACGATATTGAGGACACAGAGGAGAAGATAGGTACGCTAAGCATACGCAGTATGTTCGAGCGACTAGATAACCTATTCAAAGATGAGGGGTACAGATGGGCTTTATTTGCTGAGTTAGATGAGGAAGGAGATGCTATAAGTAGCGATGTAGTTTTTCAATACCTAACTATGGGCGAGGTTGTATACGCATAATATGATGGACAGAGAATTTATATTATTTTTCGTTGGCTTATTAGCAGGCTACGGAATCGGAACATTAATATTAATATTAATAACTAAAGAACAGGAAAAATCATGAAAATTTTACAGACAGAAGAAGGCTTTCTATGGGGAGTTGTAACAGACAAAGCAGTTGATATTTGGGAGTTGGGTTTGTACCCACTATATGTATTGTACGATGAAGGTACAGAGGCTATGGTTGAAACCATAGCCGACATAGAGGAAGCCCTTAGCAATGGAATGGACATTGCTATTGAGATTGGATATGTTGAACAGAAAATAAAAGGCAAGGTAGATTGGGAAACAGCAGACAAGAAAATCATTGATGGTTTTGTGTATATAAAATCGACGGATATTTTGTTTTGTGAGTAGTTTGTCTTATCTTTGTCTAACTTAAATTAAAATCAAATGGATATAATTAAAAGAGAAATCGACATCGAGAATGCCAAAGGCAAGCCCGATAAATTCTATTTAGCAAAGTTGAGAACTATGCTAGATAAGAAAAACCCTATGACGTTCAATGACTTCATAGACACAGGACGCATTACACCTAAAGAGGTTGTGATGAAGGAAGACCAAACAGCACTATTCATGGAAGACACAAGAGATGTTGTGTCTTACATTGGGCAGAACTATATTGAGATTCAAAGCGATGGAAAATTCTACACACAATTTGATGTAGAAGGCACGCTTGTGAGATTCGGTTCGGCACAATTATTCGAGGCAGAGAAAGTGTTATGGGAGAGTTACATTAAACCTACGTTTTATGGAGAGCAAGCAGAAGATTAAGGACACCTGTGGCAGGATATATAAACTTCTGTCAGAGAAGAATGAAGCATACGGAGATTCAGCATTGACACCACTAAATATATTTAGTAAGGGCACAGCGTCAGAGTCTTTGTGTGCACGCATTGATGACAAGCTAGCACGTATCAAGAACAGAGGAGTGAGTGATGAGACGGAGGATACGCTAATGGACTTGTGTGGATACCTAATCCTGCTAATGATAGCAATGGATGGGGAGAAACAAACAGAACAGGAAGGGTAACACCTTCTTGTTCATAGTCAGGTCGTAGTAATGGCGATGTGTAGGTTCGATTCCTATCCTGACTACCAAACTTAAATCAAATAAACATGTCGAAAACTAAGCAACACTTCTTGGAGATGCAGGAGCATATTCAAGATACAATGGATGATGATGACTATCAACATCAGCAGTACAAAGAGAGTGTCTTCAAAGACACAAACCAATTAACTAATTTATTCAAATCATTCGGAGAGGCAATCAGATTTGCCAAAGAACTAAATCAATCAGATGAAAACAGACATTTTTAATCAGTACGTAGACAAGGTCACGAGCCGATTCAATCTAAGCAAGGAAGAACTATTCAGTAAATCAAAGAAGCGTGAGTGCGTAGATGCTAGGCACATGCTTTACTACCTATGTTACACTAGACCAATGCGTATCAAATACATTCAGGACTATATGAATGAGAACGGATACGCAATCAATCATTCAGCTATCATCTATGGCATATCATCAGCAACAGACAGAATGCAGGAGGATAGGGACTACAAGACGGTAGTTAAATCAATCGAGGAATGCGTGACAATAGATTAAAGGATGTCTTCGAGCAAGCATCAAAAGACTTCAATTCAACAGAAGCAAATGGAGATATGTACAAGGGCTATCTATCTTATGGCATCAAGATAGTATCAGATGACAGGACCAAACAGGTGTACATATACAACACTGCAGCGAACGGAGATTTTTATGATGAGATAACTGCAGAGCAGTATGAATTATTTTTAAATAAAGGTTGGAAGTGTGGAGTGTACACTATATCTTTGTCTAATTATCGTAGAAAGCTAGATGTCATTCAGTCTAAAATGAGGGACATCGTAAACAACTCTAGGAGTGAGAAGCAAATGCAGAAACTCAGAGAGCAGAGAGATATGATAATGGACAGATACAATCAATTAGCAGTTAAACTAAATCAATTAAATTATGAGTAACAATCAATCAGCGTTTGCAAAGCTAAACGCAATCAATGTCAGAGACAAAGTAGAACGCAAGGGTAATCAAGATTATTTATCTTGGGCATACGCTTGGAGCATTCTAAAGCACGAGTATCCTGAGGCACAACGTAACGTATACGAAAGCCCATTCACAGGGATGAACTATTTCACAGATGGTAACACAGCCTATGTAAAGGTTGGCATTACAATCGGAGAACTAGAGCACATCGACTACCTTCCAATCATGGACTTTAGAAACAAAGCTATACCTGTGGAATCAGTTACATCGTTCGACGTGAACAAAACTATTCAGCGTTCAACAGTTAAAGCAATCGCTATGCATGGCTTGGGTATCCAACTATGGACAGGCGAGGACTTACCTGAGTTAGTGGTAGCTACACCTGCAAGACCAATGATGGTTGAGAAGACCGAACTAGTAATAGGTGATGGTAATTGGGAGAAGGTTAAGAACTATGCAGTATCCAACAAGGAACTAGGTAGTGCTACAATCATCAAGAACTTGGAGAAGAAGTACAAGCTATCAGCAGAGGTTAAGACGGAACTTAAATCATTATTGAAGTAATGGAGAATATAATCGAACTCTTAAAGGACGATAGCAATTACTATGAAGGGGTTGGGAAGAACTATCTTTCTAACTCTGACATAGGAACATTGCTTACCAATCCTAAGATGTTTGGCGTAAGCAGAGAGGACAACAAAAACTTTTTGGATGGTAGGTATTTCCACCAACTATTAATAGAGCCTGACAAGGCTAAGGATATGAGGTTTGTTGATACATCTACACGCACAACGAAGGAGTATAAACAATTCTTAATTGACAATGACTTGCCTATCGCAATGCTACTAAAGGAGAAGCTAGAGATTGAGAACCTAGTTAGCCAAATGAAATCAAACTTATATATGTTTGATAACATTTACAAGGAAGGTAATCAGTATGAAGTGCCTGCAGTAGCAGAGATTAAAGGTCTCATGTGGAAAGGCAAAGCAGACATTGTATGCGACGATATGTTGATTGACTTAAAGACAACGAGTAGCATACACGATTTTAAATATTCAGCACGTAAATATAATTATGATAGTCAGTGTTACATTTATCAGCAACTCTTCAACAGACCATTGGTATTCTACGTTATTGACAAAGGAACAGGTCAGATGGGTATATTCAGACCCTCAGAAGAGTTTGTTAAGAGAGGCGAGGATAAAGTATATAGAGCCATCGAAGTCTACCACACATTCTTTGGAGAGAATCCAACTAGAGATTTGTCTGACTACTTCATAGAAGAAGTATTAGATTAATAAACATTCGGTGTGGGGTATGCCCCAAGCGTCACATCGGATGCATCAAAGATTGGGGCACTAAAAAAAAGTAATATGTCACAGAAAGAAAAAATTTTCGCAGACGGATTCTCTTTCAAAAGAAGAGACAATGCCCCTGAGTGGGTAGTAGGTAACTTATCTATCAAAGCAGATGAGGCTATCGCATTCATTAAGAACCACACCAAGAATGGTTGGGTAAATCTTAATGTAAACTATTCCCAATCGGGCAAGGCTTATGTAGAGTTAGATACATTCGAGCCTAAAGGTAATGCCCAAGCAACAGCACCTGCTGTAGCCAAAGCACCTGCTCCTGTAACACAAGAGCCTGTAGATGAGGACTTGCCATTCTAATCTATACCAATAGAGATGAGAGAAAGGGAAGCAAATTGTTTCCCTTTTTTCTTCTCTAAGCTATGACGAAAATGTCAGAAATATATTTCTATATTCTCTATATATATTTCTTTATCTACAATTATTTTTTACCTTTACATTTCAGTTTCAAAATCGACATTTTCGACATTAGTTAGAATAAGATATAAAGAGGCTAATTTAATCGACATCAAATCAACATTATTATGACATCAGAAATAACGATATTCAAAAATATCAAGGAGACTGCGACTCCGTTCTATCGAGACGTGTATACGATACTCAATCGTATCAAGGAAGGAGCGACCAAAGAATTGGTTAAGAAGATTCGCTCAGAAAAAAGAAAGCCTGAACGTAACGAACTAAAAAAGCAACTACCTGCTATTTGTTTCTCAGGAACATTCAACAAAAGAACAGACTCATCACTAATCAAACACAGTGGATTGATTTGTTTAGACTTTGATGGATATACCAAGCAGAAAGAACTACTACAAGACAAACAAACATTATCAGAGAACAAGTATGTGTTCTCAGTTTTTATTTCCCCATCAGGCAATGGCTTAAAAGTATTGGTTAAGATTCCTGCAGATGCAGAGAACCACATCAACTACTTTAACTCACTAGACAAATACTTTGACTCACCTTTCTTTGATAAGGCTACAAAGAATTTAAGTAGAGTTTGCTATGACTCTTATGACCCATTGATTCACATCAATGACAACTCATCAGTATGGGATAAGATTGAAGAGCCTGAGTACAATGAGGTAATCGTACATAAAGACCCACCAACTATTCCTATAACAGATGAGAATAAAATTGTGGAGATACTCACTAAGTGGTGGACTAAAAAGTATCCGATGGTTGATGGGCAACGTAACCACAACACATACATACTAGCAGCAGCGTTCAATGACTATGGCATCAACAAGAGTCTAGCATCTTACGTAATGTCTCAGTATGCAAATGAGGACTTTACCTTATCGGAGATTCAAAGAACTATAGACTCAGCCTATGAGCGTACTCAGAACTTCGGAACTAAATACTACGAGGACGAAGAGAGGGTAAACCAAATCAGAGTGAAGCTACGGAGGGGCGTATCAAAAAAGGAGATTCGCTATCAGTTAGAGGAGTCACACTTAGATAGCGAGACAATTGATGCTGTACTGAACAGAGTAGAGGAAGAGAACTCCAAGCAAACATTTTGGGTGAAGAGCGAGAAGGGTGCTATTAAAATCATCCACGTTTTATTCAAGCAATTCCTAGAGGACAATGGCTTCTATAAGTTTTGTCCCGAAGGTAGTCGCAACTACATCTTCGTTCGTGTAACGAACAACTTGATTGACCATACATCAGAGAAGGAGATTAAGGATTATGTGTTGGACTATCTTCTTGAACTAGATGACACGTCAATCTACAATTACTTTGCAGATAACACACGTTACTTCAGAGAAGAGTTTCTTACATTGCTATCCACGATTGACATATACTTTATCGAGGATACAAGGAACACAGCGTACTTATACTATCGGAACTGTGCAGTTAAGATAACAAACAATGACATCATCCCGATTGACTATTTAGATTTGGGTGGTTACGTTTGGAAGGACCACGTGATAGATAGGAACTTTATATTGTGTAATGTGGAGAATGATTTTTACTTCAAGAGATTTATATTTAATATATGTGGTAAAGATGAAAGCAGAGTAAGGTCTATGGACAGCACGTTAGGATTCCTAATGCACGCACATAAGAACTTATCATACTGCCCTGCAGTTATCCTGAACGATGAGGTTATCAGCGATAACCCTGAGGGTGGAACAGGAAAGGGATTGCTAATGAATGCATTATCCAATATGAAGAAGCTAGTGGTAATTGATGGTAAGTCTTTTGCATTCGAGAGAAGCTTTGCGTATCAGTTGGTGTCAGCAGACACGCAGATACTATGCTTTGATGATGTGAAAAAATACTTTGACTTCGAGCGACTCTTCAGTGTTGTTACTGAAGGTTTGACATTAGAGAAGAAGAACAAGGATGCTATTAAGATTCCTTTCTCTAAGTCTCCGAAGATTGCCATCACTACGAACTATGCTATCAAGGGTGCAGGTAATTCATTCGCACGACGCAAGTGGGAACTAGAACTTCATCAGCATTATACCAAGAACTTTACACCACTAGATGAATTTGGTAAGTTAATGTTCAGCGATTGGGACGATGATGATTGGTGTCAGTTTGATAACTATATGATTAGTTGCCTGCAAGGTTATATGAACACAGGTTTAGTAAGGTCCAAGTTTGTGAACTTAAAGGTACGTCAGTTATCAGCAGAAACTTGCCACGATTTTATCGAATGGTGTGGATTGCTAGATGGATTGCATCCGAACCCTGTGTTGCAAATAGGTATGAGGTTATACAAAGATGATTTATATTTGGATTTCATTAATGAGTTTCCTGACTACGCACCTAAAGCCAAGATGACTATATCAAGAACTAAATTCTACAAATGGTTGCATTACTATTCAATGTTTAAGAATGGTACACCTGCAGAAGATGGACGAGATGTACATGGCAGATGGATTATATTTAAAGGCAGATTAGAACAAGAATCTATAGATGAATTAAACGATTTATAATGAGAGTTTCAATAGAACAAATGACCGACATAGAAAAGCTTCACGTAGCTATGATAAATTCATACGATGTTATCGTAAATAACTTATCGCCTGAAGGTATTATAGTTGAGCAGAATGGCATTGGATTATTTGCCCATGACTTTGACAGACCACTAGAGAAGTATGACGTATCAAGTCTCATAGATTACTTTGTGGAGATTGAGGAGTATGAGAGATGTGTAAAGCTTGATTGTATTTTAAGGTCATTCCCTGATGAGTAATATTATAGAAAGAAAATCAGGGTACAATAATGAAGCTATGCTAAAGTATTGCAATAGCTTGATGAGTATACTTGAGTCTAGCAAGAGCGTTACTAAAGGTAGTGGTAAGAATTTAAGAACAGAAATGATACGAAAGTATCCGAAGGATGAGCCGACTATGGAGGTTATACTAAGGAGCATTGAGTATTATTCAAACACCGAGAATCAAATGGATAATGAAATAGAATTTAGAGACTACCAAATAGACATCATTAATAGAGGAAAAGATTTGCTAAAGAAAAATAAATTCCTTTACTTAGCGATGGAGGTTCGGACAGGTAAGACTTTGACTAGTCTAGGGATAGCAAACAATAGGGCAGACATCAACAACGTGCTGTTTGTTACCAAGAAGAAAGCTATTAGCAGCATCATGAAAGATTATAATGCACTAGACCCGACGTTCTTTATCAATGTGATAAACTATGAGAGCCTGCATACGCTAGATGATTCTGAGGTTTGGGATTTAGTTATATGCGATGAGGCACACAGTATGGGTGCATTCCCCAAGCCAAGTAATAGGTCTCTTGTTGTACGTAATATTGTACAACGTAGCAGATGCGAAGTGATACTATTATCGGGGACACCAACGCCTGAATCTTACTCTCAGATGTACCATCAGGTTTATATGATACCTAACAACCCATTCTCAGGATACAAAAATTTCTATAGATTTTGTGATGAATATGTGGATGTTAAAGAGAAACGTATAAATGGTTTGACAATTAGGGATTACTCAAATGGTAAAGATAGTATCTTAGAGAAGATGAAACCGTACATGATTACGTACACTCAAAAGGAGGCAGGCTTTACGTCTACGATTGACGAGGAGATTCTTTATGTACCGATGAGTGAACTGACTCATTCACTAACTAAGAAACTACAACGTGATTTAGTTATCGAAGGAAAGGAAGAGACCATACTTGCAGATACGTCAGTCAAATTAATGATGAAGCTTCATCAGTTATACTCAGGAACTATAAAGTTTGAGAGTGGTAACAGCAAGGTTTTAGATTTAACAAAGGCAGAGTTTATCAAGGCGAGATTTGCAGGCAATAAGATTGGTATCTTCTATAAGTTTAAGGCAGAACTAGATGCACTCAAGCAGGTGTTCGGTGATGAACTTACAACAGAACTTAGTGTCTTTGAAGACACAGACAAGTCTATAGCTTTGCAGATTGTATCGGGGAGGGAAGGCATTAGCTTACGCATGGCAGACTTTCTAGTGTATTACAACATAGACTTCAGTGCTACAAGTTATTGGCAGTCACGAGACCGTATGACAACTAAGGACAGGATGCACAACAAAGTATATTGGGTATTTACTAAGGACGGAATAGAGGATAAGATATACCAAGCAGTAAGTAAGAAAAAAGATTACACAATTAGTCACTTTAAAAAAGATTTATTTAGCTTATGATAACAATGGAATCAAACGTGTTGAACACGAACATACCAAACCTGAAAATAAAAGTAAGACGGAGTTGGTTAACTAAGAATGAAGATGATAAACTTATCTTCGATGATTGCTACGCCTTTGCTATACAGAGTATAGCAGGTAAGATATTGACATTTCATATTATGACAGACTATGGGATGCTAAGAAGCAGAGTACCTATCTCAGAGTTATTTGATATTGCTCCTACGAAGGATATACCTGCTGACTACAAACAATTATGGGATTGCTTCAGTGAGAATGTCAGTGTGATTGAGTACCTATACTTAGCAGAGAAGAGATGTCAGGTTATTCTAAAAGACAAATCTTTTGTTTGGGCTACATATTTGTTTACAGTGGATTGGTTTAATAACCCATACTCAGATGAACCTAGTGATTACAAGTGTGGTCACATACTATTAGCTGACGATGGTTACTTACTGTGCCAACCTAACAATAGAATATATTGGAAGGACTCTAATTTTATAACCAATAATTTCCCTGTGAACCCAAAAGACTTTAAGGTAGACACTACACTTGAATGCGTGGAATCTAAGAGTGATAGATGGGTTAGTGCGAATGGCGATTCTTTCTATTATGATATAAACGAAATAAACGAAACGGAATAAGTTATGGAACAAATTAATTTACATGAGGTAGATTTGACTATCGTCAATGAGATAGCAAAAGATTATGAGTCACTAAAGCCAATAGGTTTTAATGGCGACCCTGATTGGTATGATAAAGCAATAGTTGGAATTGCTGATAGTGGTCAGCTTGTATATTCAAAAGAATGGATGATTAAACTATTAATGGAATCCGATAGTACCAACTTAAATGAAGAGGATGCTTTAGAATTTTTAGAACATAATTGTTTCGGTGTTTATGTTGGAGAGTATACTCCAATATTCATAAACACTTATCAAGGATTTATAAATTAAAAGATTTGGGAGTAATGACTGAACAGCAAATACAATCCAAAAGGATTAAGGAACTTGAAGATGATGGTTACTATGTAATCAAACTAATCAAGACAAACAAGAATGGGATACCTGACTTGCTTGCCATACCACCAAACGCAAATGTATTATTCTCTGAAGTTAAGACACCAACAGGAAAGGTATCAAAGCTTCAAGAGTTTAGACACAAGGAATTAAAAGACAAAGGTTTTAACGTAGAAATTTATAAAGGATGAAGAATTTAATCAACAAAGAAACGCAGACAATTATATTAAAACAAATCGTTAGTGAGGTATTCGATGTGGACATCTTAGATACACGTAGAATTAGAAAAGTTGTAGACGCAAGAGGAGTTTATTCAAAAATCCTCAAAGATAAAGGCTTTACGCTAGTTTTTATTGGACAATCATTGAACAAAGACCATTCAACAATTATAAATTGTTTGAACAATACTGAATTTTTTATCGAGCATGATAAAAATATTAAACAAAAGTATTACATTTGTCTTAGTAGGTTTCATCAAGCACTAGGAATTACTGAATTAGATACGCTATCAGACTTGTCTGAGTACCAACTGAAGAAGGAAATTATAAAGCTAAGATTAGAATTAAGAGACTTAGCAGATAGCTATGATGAACTAAGTAATAAATATGATATAGATGCTAAGAAACATTCAAAGTATGAATACATTTATCAGATGATAAGTACAAGATGCAAGGATAGTTATCTATATATGGTAGAAAGAAAAGTTAATCAGATATTAAACACACTTCATCAATAGCATGAAAAATTTATCTTCACTTGAACTAGAAAGACTCAACTATATCAATAGGATTATGGATGACATACACGATTCTTCAAACGAAATTTATGAACGCCTCGTTGATAGAGAATACGAGGAGTTAAAGTTGGAGATAAATAATCAAATCAAGCAACTCAAACAATTACTTGACTCATTAGAAGATGACATATAGACTTCGATTAAAAGACGATGAGTTTGAACTCATCCAACAATATCGAGATAGACATCGGGCATTAGCAGAAGAATGTGATACTAAAGGTGTCCCTATCGAAAATGTAAAACATTATTGGACTAAGTCAAAACACTTCAGTCTTAATGTAGTAAATGATATTAATCAAAAATCTTACGAAGATATTAGGGACGAACTCATCTCACAGATGGGTAAGTATTCTCCTAAGTATCCTAAAGTAAAGTATGAAGCATTCGATGACTCTCACTTATTAGTTGTCGACCCTGCTGATATTCACATAGGGAAACTAGCTTCTTCATTTGAGGTAGGAGAGGATTATAATTCTCAAATTGCAGTACAGCGTGTACTAGATGGGGTGCATGGTATATTAAACAAGTCTAAAGGATTTGATGTAGATAAGATAATGTTTGTTATTGGTAATGATATTCTACATATCGACACGCCAAAGAGAATGACAACAAGTGGTACACCACAGGATACAGATGGGATGTGGTACACAAACTTCTTATTAGCTAAGCAGTTGTACGTAGATTGTATTGAACTTCTTATGCAGGTTGCACCTGTACACGTAGTGTTCAATCCATCTAACCACGATTACACCAATGGGTTCTTCTTAGCTGACGCTATATCTGCTTGGTTTAGAAACGCTGAGGATGTTACCTTTGACGTATCAATAAGCCACAGAAAGTATTACCAATACCACAACAACTTAATTGGTACTACGCATGGGGATGGGGCTAAAGAAAATGATTTGCCTTTATTGATGGCTAACGAAGCATCTAAGGGATGGTCTGAAACAAAGCACAAGTATATATACATACACCACAAACACCACAAATGGTCGAAGGATATTATGAATGTAACACTAGAGGGTATGCGTTCTCCTAGCGAGGCTGACAGTTGGCATCATCGCAATGGCTATCAGCATTCCCCTCGTGCTATTGAAGGTTTCATCCACCATAAGATACATGGTCAGGTAGCAAGAATAACACACACATTTTAAATTAAAACAATGAGAGTATTGGAAGCACTAGCAGAAGAAATATGCAGGCAAAAAAAGATTGATGCCTTAATGAAATTAAAAAAACAAAAGGAAGCCGAGTTAAAAGAAATTCGGTACGCACTAAGAATAACAATTCAAAAACGATAAACAATTAAATCTTTCATGTAGTAGACTAGAACTAGTAGTGTCTTTAAAGACACTACTTTTTCTTTTTAGTCTCACCTGTATATCCGTAGGTCATATCCTTTATCTGCTGTTCCATCTCCTTCTGTTGTTTCTCCATATCCTTAATCATCTTATCAACTTCATAAGTAGGAGAACCCTTTCCGAAAGTCTGCTCGTATAATGCAGGGTCGTATCGTTTCATATCTGTACGATTATCATATCCCTGTAGCAATTCTTTTTCTGCATCTTTCTTAGTAGGACCTTTAGATTGCCTCAAACCTTTATACATATCAGCTAATAAAACTTTACGGACATCTTTGTATAGTGGGATGAATCCTGCATTGCCTAATACTTCCAAAGGTATTCTCTGATATATTTCTCTATCACTTCTTTCAATAGCTTCAGCTTCTTTCTTAGGTTCTTCTGTAGCTTTCTTGATAATCAAGTTTGCAGTTTTCATAGCAGGACCTGTTGAACCACCAAGCTTCATTATAATATCACCTAAATCTGTATTATTTTTCTTAGGGTCATTTGGTAGAATACTATATTGTATTGCATCCTGATATGGGTCATAGTCTCCCTCTCTTAATGCATCCAAATATTTCTCGTTTACTTTTTCTAACCCAAAGTTTACTACACTTCTTGTAGCGTTACCAAAGTCACGACCAAAGATTAAACCTGTTACTGTTGACACAAAATATTGACCAACTTTTTGTAAGAATGTTTTATCATCTTCCTCATCATCATCACCTAGAATTAAACTTGTCATTAAAGAACCTAACATCTGAGTCATGATACCATATACTAACATCCTAGATGTAACACCTGCTATCAAAGCTACTCCTTGTTTTCTTGATATAGAACCGTTACCCATAGCAGCGTTAATCCCTGTACGTGCTGTAACATATTCATACATCATGAACTTAGTCATAAAACTATTAAAGGTATTAAATCCTCGAACCCATCCGTTTTGATTTGGCTTCACAGTACCTTTTAATATCCCCATGAATGCGTTATCTGTAGCACCTGCACGAACAGCCTTATCATCTGCTACATCTCTAGCCTTATCCAAAGCTTCTTTATTCTCATTCATGTAAGCCTCATCATTCGCTGCTATCTTATCAAGGTCAGGTTTCTTTCCTGTGATATTTTCAAATTCATTAACGAATGACCCGAACCATATAGGTCTCATAACCATCTTATCGGGAGTAGATATTAAAGCATCTGCAGTTAACTCAACAAAGTTTTTATATTTCTTTAATGAGTTGTTGTATATCTGTTTTGCTTTATTTGCAACATCCGATTTAGATTTACCACCTTTGATACCACTTACTTGATTGATTAAAGATGTGTCAACTAATCTACCCGATAGTGTACCTTCAGGGTATACCCTTGTTGTTTCCTTACTACCTACATTATTCATTACATCAACTGAACTAGGAGATAGAATAAAATTTCTTAATCCTACACCAACTGAAAATGCTTTAGGCTCTGCAATTAATGCATAAGATACGTTAGAAGATAATTCTGCTATAAATCTAGGAGCACTAGCTAGTATTGCACGATACCCCTGCTTAGTTATAAAGTTCAGAACCTCTTCTGCAATAGATGATTCGATAAAATTATTTGTAAGAATATTAGATACTACTTCTTCGTATGCATTACTGATAGCATTCAATAAATCTCTATCTTTCTTTGGCATTCTACCATCCTTCTCCATCAATGCTTTAGCTTCATTGATTGTCTTACGTGCTGTTCTTATAGGCTCTGTAAGATTGTAATCCATCAATACATAATTAGCACCACGCATAGCAGAAGTAAACACATCAAAGTTTAATGGAGATACTTTACCGGTACGTTCAATCAAAGACTTAGCTTTGCTTGATGGCATGATTGATTGGTTGTACTGTTCCATCGAACTAACTCCTGCTAAGTTATCAGTAGGGGATACATCAGTTAGTACATTCAAATGCACATAGTTATTTAGTGGGTTTATTTTATCACCACGAATAATAGATGCAGTGTATACAGCTTTATCTGTAAGAGATTCATTTATTTCTCTAACTGTTTTAATAGCATCCTTCTCTGCATTATTGAATGACTTGTATAATTTATCTATATCAATCTGACCTTCTTCATTGGTATAATCATCTAAAATACTTTGAAGTATAGTAGCATCTCTCTCGCCAAACTCAGACTTACCTTCATCAATATGCTTGATTGTAGCTTTTAAATAATCTGCTGCTTGATTAACTTGCTTGCTTCCAATATTAGAATCATGCTCAAGTTGTACCATGTATGTCATCATCTTAAAACTAGATAGTAATGTTTTATTACCATCATTGTTAAATGATTTAGATACCTTCTCTTGTGCGTCTGTAAGCTTCTTCAAAACATTGCTCACTGCTGATTTGTATTTCTGTTCTGCTTCTGCAGACTTTTCAAACATAGCCTTGAACACAGTGTTATCTTTATAGTTACCAAGCAATTGGTCTATAGCAGACAATGGGTTTCTTCTAATCATTTCAAGAACACCACTAGTTCTCTTCTTACCTATATTAAGTATAGCTGCTTTTAAATTAGCATACAGTTTACTGAATGGTAGTAGTGATGCTTTCTGTACACCACTAGCTAACTGCTTAGCATTATTAATAGCATTGAGTCTTTCAACCATTAGCTGTGCATAGTGTGGCAAGTAACCATTATTAATATTATCTATTGTCTTAAATAGATTTTTTAATTGGTTATTTGTCAACTCTTTTATTGCATCAGTCTTAATAAGTTCAGATAACTCTGTGGCTAAACCACGCTCATCTCTAGTGGGTAGATTCTCTGCATCTACATCTAAAGATTGAACTGCTTTAATAAGTTGTTCTTTTTCTACAGCTAACTCTGCTTCTGTCTTCTTTACTCTTTCTACAGGAGGAACTATAGATGATTTATACTTACGCATAATCTCAGCTTCATCTTCAGATATTGTATTATCTTTAAGCATTGCTTTGATTGTAGCAGCATAATCTAATTTACCATCCTCGTCAAATACCTTGTCTTGGTAATCATTGAATCTTTCAGACAACTCATCTGCCAAAGAAACTTCCGTATTGACAGCATCTAATATTTCATCAACTCTTTTAGTCAACGAGTTTATTTCCTCAAGAGTTAACACCTCAGCTTTAGCACCAATCATATCTATAATATCAAGATATGAATCTAGTACAGCATCAGGTATTAGTGTTGGTTTAATACTTAGTAATCTATTCAAAGAAGGCATTAAGCTTTCTGCAATACCTAATTTTGTTTTAGCATTCCTTTTAGCAGTAGGTAATTTTGCAAATGCTTTGCTAATACTTTCAGCATACTCTGCCTTTTCAAATACCTTAGACATATATTCAATGAATCTATCTATTGATGCATCATCAAATAAATTTACACCACTAAACTTACGTAGTACAGCAGCAGCTTGCTTAGCTGTTATCTTTCCTGAATCAGCTAACTCTTTTATATCCTTAGTTAACTGTGCACTTTTTTGCATCCAAAGTTTCTTGGCATCCTTGCCACCTCTATTCTCACTCTTCATCTGCTGAGCAAAAGCTTGCTTCTCAGTCATTGTTATTTTGGTAACATCTTTAATATTACCAAACAATTTATTTACACTAGGAGCAGGCTTTTCTTTCTTTCCTGCAATAGCCCTGATGTCACGAACCATTTTCTCTTTCTGCACATCAGTTGCATTCCTGTATACATCGCTTTTCTTTAGTTGTGTCATGATAAATTTAAGACCCTTATCTTTATCATCAATCAACTTTATGTAACTATTAAACTCCTTCTCTAACTTTGCTTTAAGTTCTTTATATCCTTTAGCAAACTCAGGAGTTACCTCTACTTTTTTAGCAGCCTCTTTTGTAGTACCGAATGCAGCGTTGATTTGCTCTTCAGTAAATCCACGACTCTGTAATACAGTTCTGATAGCTTCATCAGAGAACCCATTAGCTAAGCCAACTTTAATAATATCTTTTTCTGTAAGGTCTGTATTTCTCTGCAACTTAGCTTTAAGATTCTGAACTTCTTCTTTATCCTTAAAGAATATTTGGTCTTCTGATGCTACCTCTTGAGTATTTTTTATTAAATCAAAACGTCTATCCTTATATGGAATTTGACTTCTTAATGCAGCATTGCGTGCTTCAACCTCTCCTGCAGTTCTTATATATAAATCATAAACCTTTTCATATTCTGAAATTCTACCTTTATCATATATTATTTTACCTGATTCAAATTCAGTTGTTTTTTTAAATTCTTTATATGCGTTTGTTGCTCTATCTATTAAATCTTTAGTTTCTTTAAGAAACTTTTTATCATCAGGATTTAGTTTTTTAGCAGCATCATAATTTATTTTTAATGCTTTTATAGAACCACGTAAATTATCAAGTCTTTTTTTAACTTCCCCCTTAATTATACCTGAACTGCTTCCTTGTTCAAGACCATCCATTTCCTGTACATAATGTTGAATTTCATGTATAAGAGTAAGTTGCATTTTTTGTTTATCATTAATAAACTTTTCTTTATTAATTGTTATTCGTTTAAAATAAGGATTAAAAGAACCATAGTTACTTGGTTGCAAATCTTTAAATACAACTAATATATTTGCTGCTTCAGGGTATGCTTGGTATAAATCAGGTGCTACATATATATCAGATAATTTAGCTGAAGGTAAATTTTTACGTGATGTAGCATCATAGTAATTATCTTTTAAATCTTCTAAATCAATATCCTTAATTTCTCCATCAGGTATTTCATATCTCCATTTATTATCTGCACCTCTCTCCCATCCTGTAGCAATCTTAATATCAGTTTCACTTGTACCATCTTTCTCCATAGCTTGTGCTTTTTCTAAATACTTTCTAACTACAGCAGATAGGTTAGCATTAGCACTGATGATTTGTTTATTTATTTTACCGAACTCATTGGTAGGTTTCTTAAACTCATTAGTAGGTTTCTTAAACTCTTGCTTTTCAAAGAAGTCAGCTATGCTTTCTCCCCTAGACATTCTATCAGAGATAGCAACCATAAAATCTAATACATCTTCAGGAGTTGCGTTTGCTAAGAACACAGGCTCGCCTAATATTCTTTCAGCAAATTGGTTTATTAAATCCTTTAACTTAGTTAATAATGTTTTTGATTTTTTATTTAGAGAATCAGATTTGATACCTGATGCAGTTAGCATACCACCCAATTGAACCAACCATTCTTCAGCTTGTGTATTAGATTCAATATACTCTTTATTATTTGCAAATGTTTCTAAGTCATCTGCTATTTGACCGTAGCCATTTTCTCTAAGTATATTATTTACTGAATCTCTGAACTCGGTAAATAGTTTTTGATTATCACCAAACGCTCTTACTAGTATAGCGTGCCATGCCTCGTGTGGCATAGTTGTCACATCACCCCCTTCAAGGTTTGTTAATATAGCAATAGGTTGGTTTCTTCTATTATATATAATAATACCACCTTCCCCACCAAGAATAACTTCAGATACTGTATTCCCATATTCTCTTTGAGCAAAGTCTTTCATCTCTGCTACAGTATCAAATGATTGGATAAACAAATCAGGGAATGCAGTCTTAACAGACTTAACTACATTGTCAAATATCTCTTGACTCTGAGCCTTTAATGGTTTCTTTTCCTGTAGAATACTATTCAATTCAGCAACCTCTTGCTCTACTGTTTTAGTTTTAGGTATACCTAAATATTCTTCAATAGATATACCATTAAACTCAGCATCTCTAGCTATCGCTTCGTCGATTTTTGTATAAAGGTTTTCCCCACCCTGTCGAGCGTTGGTCCTTTCGCTTTTAATTCCTGTAAGAATTTCCTTCCTTTTTCCCTTGTCAACATATCTTGATTCGATGGGACGATATTCTGATTCTTCATAATTTATTCCTTTATTTTCTAATGAGTCTACAAATTTAGTAATTCTTCTTTCAAATTCAGCATCTTCAAATTCAATTATATCAATAAATGATATAGTTCCATTCCTTTCATTAACAGTGAAGTCAGATATACCTGCTTCTTTTAATGATTTCATTGCACCATTTACGTCACTTACCTTGATTGTGTATTCGTTTGCATTATGTGTTCCTGAGCCTTTATCAGTATACTGAGCAGCAATTGTTGCTTGCTGTACTTCAGGAGATGTTACTGCTGCTAATGCTGCAAATATTTCAGCTTGGTCTATTGTTGCATCTTCTAATGTAACAACATTTGATATTTCAATAAAGTCTTCCTTTGTTTCGTCATTATAATACCCACCAATAACATCATCTACTTTTGCATTCTTTATACCTAAATCTTTTGCTAATGTTAAAAGATTCTCTTTATGTTTTTGATACCCTTCGTTACTTCGTAACTTCTCAGCATCTTCTATTGTTTCTATTTTAGTATTAAAGTATGGTGCAACATTAACTTGAGTAGTTACTACTTCTTGTGTTGGCTTAGCTTCTGCAACAACAGTTTCTACAACTGCTTCTTCCTGTAATTGATTCTCTTGAATATCTTTTATTTGTGTTCTGATTGCAGCAGCTTTGTCTTTACCTGTCTGTGTTTTATTACCTTCTAATTTTTGTAATTGTTTTTCTAAATCAGTAATGGCATTTAAACTAGGTTCATTCAAATCAGGATTGGCACTTCTAACTTGTTCCTTTATTGAATAAGTTAATACCTTGTCTTGTATCTGAGCACCGTATCCCTTCTTATCATTTTTTATATCTATCTTAATCTTAGATATTTCTTCAGGTGTTGCAGTATCTATAATGTTTTTTATATTATCTTCTGTAGTTATCTCTCCATTTACCTTATATGTAGGTTTCTGAATTAATTCAGATGCAATACTAATCACTGCAGTCGGACCTTCAGCAATACCCTCTAAACCAATTTCAGCTACATCCATTTCTTGTCCTGCTACTGCACGACCTGCTGCTTCGCCAAACATACCACCACCTGACTCTATACCACCTGCTGCTAATCCTGCTTTTATTCTTGATGCCGGTGTATTACCAATTAACTTAGCACCTACCTTACCTGCAACCCTACCTGTCAATGCATCAATAGCACCAATAGTCATACCTCTTGAAATAGATTTATTTCTTATACTGTTTAATGTTTTATCATCTTCCAATATTTTTCTAACATTTTCTTCAGTAAAATCTAAATTTCTTTTTTTTAATTCATCCTGAAGTAACTCACTAAATGTAAGGCTAGTTTCAATAAGAGTATTTGCAGCACCCATAGCATAAGGTATTGATGCAGCAGCAGCAGGTACAGCACCTACTCCACCAAATTCAGGTGTAGCTAATGCACCATAAGCTGCAGCACCACCTACTACAGTTCCTGCAGCAGCAGCAGATGCAGGATTAAATAATCCTGTAAATGATGATATTACTAATTCGGGTGCTATACTTGGGTGAGTAGCTAATCCTTTAAGAAAACTAAATACATTACTACCACCCTCTTGATATATTCTTGAGAAATCTTGCATCTCATCTGAAGGTGCAAATGATTGTGCCTTCTTAGTAACTTCAATATATTTATTTATTTCTTCAGAAGAAGCTTTCTTACCATTTGTCATGACCATAGATGTAGGCATAACGATGTCGCCATTATTTAAACCTGCATTTACTGCACGACCAAAATCATCTATACGTTCTCCTAGTATAGGTATGCTATTTAATATATCACCAAACTCACCTGTAAAATATTGGTCTTCAGGTTTTCTATTTAACTTATACTGTGCTTCTTTTTCTTTTAGCTGTTCATGAAACTCAGCTACTGTAATAGGCTTCTCAAGTTTTACAGGAGCAACCTCAATTATAGATGTAGGTCTTTGTCTTTCTGATTCGTATGTTGTCGTCTTTGCTATTGGTTTTATAGCTTCTTCTGCTCGTAACGCCTGACTAGGTGTACTAGTTACTATCTGAGGCTTAGACGGAATAGCATCTCGTTTTGAAACAATTGGTTCTGATGCTATTTTTTGTAATTGTTTTAGACCAAGTAACTCTTGATTTTGGTCAGCAGGTTTTGGAGATACCGATGAAGTAACACCCGATTTGGATGCCATAGTCGGTTCTTTTTTTTTTACCTGAGGTTGTGCAATAGCTTGTTGTTCTTGGAACACAGGTGCAGCACCTGAATACTTTTGAAAGAAAGATTGCTTGTCTTTTGTGTAAAGACCATCACGAGATACTACATCAAACACTTGGTTTTGATAGTCGGTATCACTAGACCATTTATTCTTAAACTCCTCAAAAGATTTGGTATACTTACCTTCTCTAACTAATACGTCGTATAGTTTTTGTAATTCGTCCATGTTATATTTTTAGTCTAGTTCTCCTCCTGATGAAATATCTCCCATTGCACCAACTGTAGCTATTTGTTTAGGGTTAGCATATTTTTTCATAAATGCTGATATATTACCTGCTAATGTTGAATCTACTTTATATTCTTTTTTAGTTTTACCATCAGGTGCAGTTACAGTAACATAGTGGTCTGATAATGGATTTTTCACACCCATTATAGTAGGTGTTCCTGTTGCTTCAAATGTGTATCCAAATTTACCATATTTAGCTTCTAAATTAGCACTAGTTTTGTCTTGGTTTTTTTGTACAATATCTTTATTTATATTATTATCAACATACTTTTTAAACTTTACTAATGGAGTTTCTCCACTTTGTGTCGTACCTACTTTATAATCAAATGTAGAAGTTGTATTTACAGTTTTACCTGCTGCTCCTAAAGCAGCTTTAATTACATCTTCCTCATTTACTTTTAATGGTTTAGAAAATACAGAACTAACTTGCCTGATAACTTGTTCAGGAGTTTTACCTCTAATATCATTAGTTAATACTAGAGGTTTACCATCCTCACCTTCTCTTGTTATAGTTAAAATACCTCCTTGTTTTTTAATACTTCCAAATCCCGGTATATTAGTAACATAGTTACCACCTGCTGATGAAGCTGCCCCATTACCTGTTAGTATATTTGCTAACTGTATACCTAAGTTTTTAGCATCTGATTTTTTATTCTTTTCTGCAATTTCAGCATCTGTTGGTGCTCTTGGTTGTGGTGGTGCATTATATTGTGTTTTAAGTTCATAATCTAATGCAGCAGAAAGTCTTTGTCTCATAAATTCTTCTGCTCTTTTTTCCTGCTCAGGGGTTAACTGAGGAATCATCCTACCACTAGTAGGATTAGCAGGGTCTGCAATCATTAATATTTTTTCACCTGTTTTTATTTGAGGGTCATTCGGGTTACTAGTATAACCATATTCTTTACCTTGTTCTGAATTTATCCAATCGGTTAATATACTAGCACCATTACTTGAATTACCTGCAAGAGTACCTTTTATAAAATTATCTTCAATTTCTTTCCATCCGGGTCTTTTCGTTATATCCTCTACAGATACTTCAAATCTACCTTCCAATTTTGCCTCACCTATTATATTCTTACCAAATGTATTTACAATACCCTTAACAGCACCATCAACATCGAAAGGGTCAATGTCTACTGTAGAAGCATAATATAATTGCTCAGGATTTTTATATGTATTAGGGTCATTGTTTAAAACATACTGACCTGTAGTAGGGTCTTTTGTTGGAGTACCAACTGTAACATTGCCATTTTGATTTATATAATATTGAGATTTACTAAAATTAGCAGCATTCTCAGCTTGTGTTCTATTCCATAATTCTTCTGCAGATGCACGCTTTAAACCTTTAGCATTTGCTCTCTCTATATTCTTAGCATAATTTTCTTGATAAACTTTTGCTGCAGAAAATAATTTACCTGTACTTGATTTTAAATTCTGTGTATATATACTATAGTCTTTAGGGTCTAGTTGACCTGACTTTAATAATCTATTCATCATCAAAAGATAGTCTTGACCTTGTGCTGAGAAGTTAAGTATATTCTCATTAGCACCCCTGTCTAATCCTGTTGGAACTTCTGATAATGATTTAAGAGTTTCTTCTGTGGCTTTTCGAATATCAGCTTTTTTCTTCTCACGAAGGTCAGCCTCTTCTTGAAGCATGCCTGTAAAGTTTTTACCAATGGTAGACCAATCTACTCTATCAGCTACATTCCTTTCAGCGTATTTATAAAATGTCGACATACTTAATTATTATTTAACTAATCCCACTCCGTAAGCACCCATATTTAAAAATGGATTAGGAGTATTTGGCATACCACCACTATATGTTACACCTGCACCTGTATTTAATTTTTGAATACCACCCATAGCAGTTTCATTTATTTTTTTTATTTGGTCTTTTGTAAAGTTAGTTGTAATAAAATCTTGAAACTTAACAGGGTCTGTTGGTGCTTTAGATAAATCTATACCGTATTGTCTATTTAAAGAATCCATAACTAATGGGTCTGTTATCGCTTGTTGGAAAGATTTACCCGATGCTAACTTTGTTCCATAATTTTGTGAAGCTTTATTATATGCACTAGCTGATTGTGATTTAGAATATAAAGGTATGAAATCAAGACCTTGCTGTATTGTACTAGCAGCACCTGCAAATGCATCTTTTGTATATGCATTACCCATTTGTTCTGCATTGGCTGCTGCAACTTGTGCACCTGCTACTTCTTCTAAGTTTAAATTAGCACGTTGAGTTCTAAGATTTGCAGCCTCTGTTGCTGTAGCTTTATCCAATGCTGTAAGTTCTGCACCCATTTCTTTTGCAATCTGCTGTTGACCTTCTTGCTGTAAAGCATATACACGACCTGCTGTTTCTGCTGCACCTCTTTCACCTTCTCTGCCTGCTTCAATTGCTTGTGCTCCTGCAGATATTAAAGCCTCACGCTCTTGCTGATATGGCTCTTTTTGAATACCTAATCCTGCAGAATAGTTAATACTTAATTCTTTTTTAGCATCAGCCATTGCTCTTTCTGCTTCTGCTTCTGCTTTCTTTTGTAACTGTCTTTGTTTACCTGCTTGGGCAAACGATGCTGCTGTACTACCTGCACTAAGTGCTAATCCTGCTGCTGATAATGCTATTGCTGTTGTGATTGGCATATTATAATATTTTTATCATTTCACTAATATTGTTATCTCCTTTGAAATAACCTTGACTTTCATATATACTTATAAGACTACTATTCTTTAATAACGAATAAGAGTATTTACATCCTGAATTTCTTGCAATATTTGTTAGCGTATTTATTAATAGTTCTAGTGCATCTTTACGGTGTGGTTTTTTTCTATATGTCTTACTTGATACAATAAAATCTACCCAACCAATTGCTGAGTTTGTTATGTATACAAATCCTGCACATACAGGTACATCACCATCCAAAATAAGTATACCACCTGTACCATTTTCAGGTAGGAAATCTTTTGGTGGTACTGTCCATCCCCAATCATTCCACCACCCTAACAAAGTATCAAAATCAGTTTCTTCTAATTTCTTTATATTAAATTCCATTTAGTTACAAAGATACTAAAATCAAGGATAACTTTTCATTACATCAGAACCTAATTGAAATAACTCTATCTTACTCGAAGATGAGTTTTCAAGCGTTACTACAGCGTAGTGACCTAATAATCCATGAGATTCAGCAACAGAGTTCTTGATGAACATTATAAATGGTGTCTGTGTAGTGATAGGCTGAGCACCTAATATAGTACCATCTATTACCAATTGGTTTATATCGTTAGGCAAATCTACATCTACCTGAGTTACTTCACCTGCTAATGTTGGTGTAACTGATGCACCTTCTAGGAAATATACTATATCACCTACACTAATAAGGCTATCAATATATATTGGTGGGGATACTGAGAAGTTTAATTCTATAGCAGATATAACTCCATCATCAACTGATATAGTTCTTCCTATACCACTAGTAGAACGGAATGCATATTCATCGGGTATTGCAGGCACTGAGCCATCATTTCTTATATATGCAAAGTATACCTGTTCTTTCTTTTCAAACCAATTGTATTCAACGTATCCTGATATTTGTAAATCAGTTATAACTTCTGCACTCCACTTGTCATCTCCTTGAAGACTTAATGTTTTGTATAATTTATTTTCTAGTGGTGCATCATTAAGCACAGTCTTAACTATTGATGGATATGTTTCTCCATAAAAAAAGTTTCTGTTACTATTTGAGTTATGCAAATATAGATTGCCACCCTTAAAACTATATAGTTTATTATTCATCCCAATCATATAGTCAGGTATGAATGAGTAGAAGGATACCCATCCCTCTACATTCTCTGCGTATGTTAAAGTATATTCACTCATGGTATAGGGCAAGTTGGAGGTGTAACATTTCCTGAAGTTAAGAAAACTGAGGCATGATTTGGTGTTGGTGTTACTTCATAATCTATATTTCCTGTAAGATTATCTATAGGACCACTATAATATATTTCACCACCTGCAGATATATCACATACTCTATATTGAACAATATTACCTGAACCTGATTGCCATTGCCCTCTGATTGTATATGGTAGTTCTGTTATTAGTGGATATATAGTTCCACTCTGAGCACTAGTAGTTGTTGTTACGTTTAGTAATTCTACCATTGAGTTATTATAAACAATTAATCTACCACCAATTTGATTATTTAAAGACCAAGATAAAATAACTGTAGTAGCAGAACAATCTGCTTCACATTCCCCTAATGTAGGATAAATTCCTGTTCCATCTCCGGGATTTACACATGAGCCTTCCACACAATTGTATGATTCAGGAATACATCCATCACAAGTTTGTTGTGGTAGTAATACCCCTAACACTTGTTCTCTAACAATTAGACCATCTGAATAGAATCCATCATCTGCTAATGTTGTTAAAGAAGCATCTGAGAATATAGCTGTTGAACTTCCTAATGAAGGTCCGTTTAAATAATATGTTCCACTTGTTGCCATTTTTTATTTTTTAATTAAATTATACAGGACATCCACACTCTTGGTATAATATTAATTCTCCTGTTCCTGATATAATAGTTGGTGTTGTATCTATAGTAGCACACATAAAATATACTTGAGATGCAGGTACTTCAACTTCTGTAACACTACCACCACAAACCTCATACTCAAGTGTTGAGCCTGAACCCGAATCAATGTATTGCCAATTCCAACAAGGGTCTTCGCAACCACCATCGCATCCACAGCATGCATCTAAAGTATCTTCTTCTGAATAACATAATACAATTTCTGTAGATTGTCTATAATCCCAAATCAAATATAAGTATTCATCAGTTGTTGATGGCATTGTAAATTCTGCAGAGTATGTACTCGGTGCACTTGCATCATTTATTGGTGTTATATCTGTAGACAAAGATAATAATGTATTTATATCTGCAGTGTTATTCTCGTATAATGTATCGCTTCTTAAATATCTAAATTTATTCTGAGCAAGGTCAAATGTAAAATCATCAAATCCAAACTTATTACAAATCACAGTAACGTCAGAACCATTAGTAGGTATACTTCCAAATCCTTGAGCACCTGAAAATTCACTATACTGTGATACTAAAGGACTTGTTGTTCCTGAAACAAACTCAACTAATTCAGATGAAAGTGGAGATATAAATTCTCCATCTGTATATCTGTATTCATTATGTATAAATTGTCCTGCATCATTATTAGTTGTTAAACATATATTAAATACATTAAGAGTTTGTACTTGTGGGCAATTAACTGTTATATCAATAAAGTCTACAGATGATGTAGTAATAGTTATTAATGCTTGGTTTATTGAGTTACTTGATTTATCAAATGTTAAAACTCCACCTTCAGTAACAGGACCTGTTGTTTCAGTAATCTCTCCGTATGTAACAGATATAGTTACAGCATCAACCTCATTAGGAAATGAATAATAAATATAAGATTCACCAACTAGTTGACCTAAGTTGACACAGTATGTAACAGGTGTTATTGTAGATAATAGTATTCTTGTTTGTGAAATACCACAATCTATACAATCATCTTGTGTTGGTAAACTAATATCATTAGATGAAAGAACGTATTCATTCATAAAAGGGTCGTAAGCACCAAGTTTCTGTGTACCAAAAGAGTCATTAAATAAATCTCTGAACCAAGTACGCATATTAGCTTCGGATACAACTTTTAGTCTATCGTTATTATATGAACTACCAATAAGTTGGAGCACTGCTCCACGCTTAGCATCAGTAAAATATTTTTCATAACCATAAGAAGCAAAGCTTTCAGGATTGTTACTTATACCATAGTTTTCTATACGTGCAATCTGCGTACCTAATACCTCAGGTACTGATGTAATTGCACCACCTGCTGCTGCATCAGATAATAAATTCTTACCCGATAGTACATAAGATATTTTATCTTCCTGTAAAGCTAGTATATCTGTCTCACGAGCGAACAAAATTGCAATTGGACCAAATGATACCTCTAAGTTTTTATAGTTCAGTAGACCTGCGTTAAATTCATTTAGCTTATTGGTATTTGATTCGCTATTATATACACCACTATATGTAATGTCAGCAAATCTATCTGATTCTTTATAGTTAAATGCAGAAGTAGTAGTTACTCTATTACCTAAGTTAAATGTTTTACCTACTATTGAATCTAATATCTTGTAACTCTCTGCTCCATTACCAAATGCAAAACAGTTAAAGAACTCAGGATTTATAATTGCTGATACTCCTGTAGATATATTTTGGTTTTGAATATTACCTTCGTGATTACCATTTGTAATAGCTAATGATAAATTGTTTTCAAAAAATACATCAGGTAAAGTTTCAGTAGCTTTTGTTTCAAATATAATTGTATTTAATGCTCTGAATACTTCTATGTCTGCAGTAACCGTATATGCTCTTTGTTGAGTTTTTGCACCTGTACAACTCTTACCTGTTGTCATTTGAAGTACAAGTTGATTAGTAGTTGGGTCTCTATAAAATTGCATATAGTTTATATCAAAACTATACGTATTTAATATACCATTAGTAGCAATATATTCTATAGAAGTAGTTCCATCTTTTGAATATCCTGAAGGTAATAATCCTGCTACATTTTCTCCATTAAACCAATCTTCAGAATTTTCATAACTATTTAATGATGTAAGGTCTTTATTAAATAAAAATCCTCTTTCTTCACATTTATTACCTACACCTGTTCTATTCCAATCAATATTCATTCTGATTAAACTACCTGCAGGAACAGTATAATCTTCATATTCCCATAAAGGATTCATAGGGTCAAAACCTGCTCCTCTATATAAATTCATTGGGTAGTTTAACTTAGCAAAATTACCACCTGCTGATGCACCTACAGTTTGTGAACCCGGTGCTATTACAGCTTCAGGGTTTGTTACAGCAGAAAAACTATTAGGATTAATCTTCATATATACACCTGCAGGAACTGCTACGTCCTCTATTGGTGTAATAAAATTTTCTGCTTGAGATTCTTTAGCTAAAACTGTTGCATTAGCACAAGTTAATAAAGGTCCATCAGTATCTGCTTTAACTATATATCTGTCTCCAACTTGAACCTTACGAGCATTCTCCCCTTCTAAATAAAACCATACTTCATTTGTTTCAGGATTCTTAAAGAAAAGATTTGTATATATAGTTTCGTAATTTTCAGCATTAGCTTTAATTACAAACTTATATCTAGTTGCCCAATATGGTGGATGTTGAGTAGAAGGTATATTAACCTTTATATAATTTTTTGTACTTGAATTTCCACATGGAACATGTACAGTATTATTAGGACTAACCAATGCAGTAGTTGCACGATTAAAATCATCCATATAAACTATACCTATTTCGTAATCTCTATTACTATGTAAGCTTTGCGTATTACCTACTTCTTGGAATGTAACATCTGCAAATACTATTGAGTAATACTCATATACAGACTGCGTAGGAGTAACAATATCATCTACATATTTCATAGAAACAAACTGCAATCCAATACTATTACTTGCAGGTGTTGTTAAAATACCAATACCTTGACCTACAGCAGACACACCACTTGCAGTCTTTTCTAATGCATCTAAATTATTAGGAAGTATACAATTTATTCTATCTGTAAATGTTACACCATCACATGCCGTTGAAACAGGTTGAATATTTGCTGATGTTCCTATAGCTAATTGAAACTCATCACTACTCGCTAAGTCATATACAGAAGTATAATTTCTTGGTAAGAAGAATGTAAAACCTTCTGTTACATTATCTGTAACTTCTGTTGGAAATGGTGTATCTCCTGAGAATGACTCATGTGTAAGTGTAATATCAATATTTATTGATGAGCCTTGAAGTAATTCAACGCCATCTAAATCTATTGATAATACTGAATCTGTAATAGTTTGTGGTACATCTATTGTATAGTCACCATTTTCATTTGTTGTAGTAATATCTGCAAGACCTATATCTTCAGTAATTAAATCTACTGTGTATTCTAATTTTATTGGATTACCATTTGAATCAATGAGGTCATATCCTTCTACATAATTACCATACATTAATCTATTGCCCATTATTGTTTGAGCCTTAGCAAATCTAGGTACATTATCATAGAGCCTTAAAATTTCAGACTCAGGTAATACTGTAAATATTTTACTATTAGTAAATGTATAACTATAATCTGTATTATCTAGTAAACCTAAATTAGCTTTATCTAATTTTTCAATTACTTTAATTATATTACCACCTGCTTCCTTAAATAATAAGTCAATACCAACAACAAGAGAATCTCCTGTATTGTATGTTACATTTACTGAGTTAGCAAGATTAGTCATACCTTCATTCAAGTAACTTTCTGTACTAAACTTAAATTGTTTAGGAACAAATGCAGGTTCTGACCATTGAGATGTTGCAGAATATTCACCATCTTCATATTTATATCTATATGCAAAGCATATAAAATTATCTGTTAAGAAATTTTCTTGACCATTAGTTGCAATAGGTGAAATAGATGGTGATTCGATAGGTGGTTTCTTAATAACCAAAATAGATTCATTACTAAACCCATCTATACCACCTGAAGGATTAGCATAATTCTTAACTATATTTATTCTTCTAGGTGCATTGTAATCATCTGTAAAGAATAATAAGTTTTCAACTAAATCAACTCCTGTAATTAAATATGTTGGATTAAAATTTAATGTAGTATTTACATTACTTCCATCATTAATACTAATTATATGGTATGTAAGAATACTACTCTTAGTATCAAAAGAACATATTAAATCTAACTTACCTGTAGGACTTGTAGCAAAATTACTATCATGAACAAACCAATATATAGTTTCATTAGAGCCATCCTCTAAAGCCCCAATACATTTAGCATCAGAACTAAGAGTAGCACCATCGTATTGTAACGCAGTTAAAACAGTATTACCTTTTGAGTTTTCAATAACACCAACTTCAGATAATTCCGTAGAACCCATACGAATATTAAGTGCATCAATATATTCTCCATTAGGTATAAGTCGTTCATCAACGACTTTATTCATTCGCCCTGCTGTAAAATTTCTAGTAATGTTTGCCATATTATTTAATCCACTTAGCTTGACCTCTCAAATTCATAAGCAATCTACCCGGATGGATATTACTCATTCTGATTTTTGCATTTCTAAGCAATGCAGATTTATCTTTTCTTGCTCTAGCTACTATATATTCTTGAACACCAAGTTTACTATTTAATATTTCATATTGGATATAGGCATATACATATTTCTCGAATAGTTTATTAACACTAATCTTTGAATCATCTCCCTGCTCCATACCATCAGATACATACTCTACTATAACAGATTGACCTTGCATATCTGAACTGAAGTTTATAACACCTGCCTTATTATCAATTCTAAATGTAGGGTTAAAGTTTGCAGTCTCTGTATTCAATCCATATCTAGCACCAATAGAATGCTCAAAGTACCATCTACCATCGTAGTTGTATCCTTCAACACCATCAAACTGATTTCCAGAATTTAAGTATATACTTTTTTGTTGTCCAATTATTCTATCATAATCTATTTCAGAAAATTCAGGTCTAAGTATATTACCTTCTTCATCAAATAAAATTTTTCCTGTTTCGTCTTGAAGATATTCCTGAGAACTATTCAACTGAATGTTTTCAGTAAGTGGTCTAATCCAACCATCTTTGTAATAAGATATACGAACCCAATTCACATAATCAGATGGTAAAATAAATCTAAGTAAACTATCAACATCTAACTGTAATACCTTAATCTCTTTAAATGCATCGTAGTTTAATTCTTGAATGGCACGCTTAGCGTGAAACAAAATCTTGTAACGCTCTTCATTATTAACTAATGAGTGATTACCACTATACATTAATAAAAAGTTATTTACAATATCAAAAAGACTTACATATTGGTAAGACCCCCAATTTTCATTTGTAGGAGCAACTCCTGCGTTCTCGTAATATTTATATTGAGATATATATGCCATGTTCTATTTCTTTATTGTTGTTGACTAAATGTTGGTTGTTCGTGTTGTTCCTGAGCCATACCAAACTGAACAACTTCTTGCTCTCTAATAGATACACCACAGTATTGAAGAATCTTCATAGCTAATTTATATTCATCTTCTAATGGTAATTCAAAATCTTGATAGTCATTTTGAGATTGGTCAAACACAGGTTCACCATTTATTAATGTTTGATAAGTCCACTTAGGGTCTTTAGGATGTCTAAAGTATTGTGCTACCAAAGAGTCTTCTGAGTTTATAGTTGGTGGATATAATTTTATTACCTCACCTTCTTGAACCCACGCAGGAAAAGTTTCACTAGGAGTTGTGAGTAAAGATAAATTAAGCATAGTAATTCTACTAAGACTAACCTTATCTGCTTGTCCTAAAAATTCTAATTCAGCATCTATAAGTTTATAGCATAATACTTTATTAATCATAAAGTATGTATCTCCTGTTGTAGCAGGACTTGGTAAATAATATTGATTTAAGTCAACACCTACTTGTGTTAATGTTTTTGTTTCTGAAAAATATTCTATTGTTTCTGCTATTGGTTTTTGGACATTTGCATAGTCAACTCCTGATTGACGTACATTCTCCATATTAATAACCTTATTATATTGAGAAAAATATTCCTCAAACAACTCCATCTGAGCCTGCTTAGCATACAGGTTAAAATCAGACGGAGATATATATCCGTAGTTGTTCTTATTCAGAACAGACAATACTGTATTTCTTACTGAGTTAATCATTATATAATGTTTTCACAAAGATAAGAAAAAAAAGAAAGGGAGTCTTGCGAACTCCCTCTCTATAAAACAAACTTAATTGTACTTATTCTAAACCTAATTCACCCTCTAACATACGAAGTGCATCTAATCCATCATCGCTTTGTAAGTACGATGTAACAAAGTACATCGGGTCTTCTCCGAATGGTATTGATAACATTTTCTTTTTGTTTGAAGTGGTATTATAAAATACTTCTTTTTTATTATTTCTAAATGCTAATAACTTAGCATCAAAGAATAAATGTACGTTTGATTGTAACTTAACCATAGGGTCTCCTAATGCATTCAGGAATTGTTTTGGATTTCTCTTTGCATAGATAAGCATATCACGTTTTAATTCTGATGTGCTAATCTTAGAGGTATCCTTTCCAAATAATACACGACCCAATACTTCTAATTGCTCAATAGATAATTGTCTTGCTTCAATTAAAGCATCAACCTCAGCAGTTAAAGTTTCAACTTCTTTAGCTGCATCCTTCTCTTCATTTACTTCAATAAATGTAGTTCCATTTCCGGGATGATAATATAAGAATTGTTGTAATACAGGATTAGTTTGAGGAACTCTCAAGAAACCATCTTCAAAAATGATTGGTTCTAAAATTGCATTACCATCTTGCTCATCCTCGAATGGAGATTTTTGGTTAATGGCATATCTTAATGGACGATTACTATTAGTAGTCTCATCAAAATATAATAAAGAAAAACGCTTAGTGTTTTTTGAAGGCAGTATAAAAGATAATGGTGCTGCATTCCTAGTTAATCTGTAGACTTTGTCTACATTGGTATTTTTTACTGACATTTGATATGATTTAATTTGTTAAAAAAAATAAGGGGAGTAGAATACTCCACCCCCCTAATTATAAACTTACGCTTGGAACAAGAAGAAGTTGTTTGCACCTAAGGTACATACTGCTCTTTCTGACAAGAAGTTCACTTCCATAGCATCTAAATCGCTAGTCTGTGCACCACCTGCTGAACCTGTAATCCAAGTTTTGTAACGTCTGTCCTCAACTTCAGTTGCACGATAACGTACGTGTAAGAATGGACGCTTAGCGTTTTTACCAAGAATTTGGTCATAAACGGTAGTAGAACCTGCAGGAACTAACAAACCATTTTTAACAACGCCTGCACCTGTAAGACCACCACGCATGGTTGGGTCGTTAAGGTATTTCCAATCTGACTTGTAGAAATCATAACCACGACGGAATCCTGAGAAACCTAAGTTCAAAGCCATCTCAACATCGTTATCGAATAAACCGAAAGATGCAGAGTTAGAAGAACCACCTGATACATAACCGTTTAATGAAGCTAACATATCATCGATATCGAAACCGAAGTCACGATTAACGAAGATTACGTTTTCTTCGATTGAACCTTGTTTGTCCAAGCGAGAGATGATTGAATCAAAATCTACTAATGTAGTTGGATTTCCACCACCCCATACGTTACCACGCTCTTCTACTACGTAGAAGATACCTTCAGAACCTTTGTTACCTACTTGGTCGTTAACTGCCTGAGTAGCTACACCTGAACCTGCTTCAGCAGGAACTGCTTCAATCATTGAAGTTTCTAAGTAATCCTCAAAACGTAAACGAGTTTCGTGCTCTGATTTAAGATACCATAAGTATCCTGTTGCACCATTCTCAGTAGTTACTTCAACCCATCCGATTTGAGCCATATCAGAACCTGATACTGCATACTTATCTTTGATGATGATTGGAGAGTTTTCTAAGAAGATGTCATCAGACTCTAAAGAACCTTGCATTCCGTTAACACCTTTTCTGAATTCAGAACCATAAATAAATACAGTTAAGTATACGTTACCGAATACTTGACCACCTGCTTCATAGTAAGCTACATCAAAAGTGTTATTTGCAACATCAACATCTAATACGATACCTTTGTTTCCACCTGTACCTGTGTTTGAAGTAATGTAAACGGTTTGACCTTTACGGATAGCAATACCACCACTACCCGGAATAAGGGTATCGTCAACTGTGATAGTTGCTGTGTCATCACCAATGTCACCACTAGTTTCACATAAAGTGTACTTTGTGTGTAAACGTCCTTGCTCAGCCCACTTAATTAAATCTGAGTTTGAAGGCATCTCTGCTCCTACTAAACGTAAGAAAGATGCGATTGTACGATTACCATAACGCTCGAATTCTTTTTCATAAGTATCAGGAAGATACTGATTCATAAAATCGAAGTTGGTAATGTAGTTAGTGCTCAAAGGCACTTGTTCTGCTGACGGTTGTAATTGATAACCGGGCGTATTTAATACTGAACCTGCCATTTTTTAAAATTTTTAAATTGTTAATTATTTCTTTTACTTTTAATTTTTAGATTCCTACCTGAGCCTGAATCAACTGCTTTAATTTGCATTCCTCCATTATTGATAACCTCAGGTGCTCTACGTATATCCATGTCAATGTTTTTGGCTTTACGCATATCCTCATCAATTGCTGTTGCTCTACCTTGTTCATAAAAGAACTTGGCGAACTTGTCAGGATTCATTGCTACAGAAAGTGCTTTATGGTATCCTGATGCATCCTTCATTAAACCACTCTCATCCAAATACTTATTAATAAAGTTCATTGGAGTTGATTGTGCTTTCTTTAATTCTGATGCATCTCCGGGAGTGTACACTACTTTGCTTCCATCTAAATCGAACTCAAAACCTTTGAACTCGTTTGAGAAAACCTCATCGGTCTTCTGCTGAAACCATTGTACTTTACGTTCGCTCTCTTCTTGATACGTCTTAGATTCCTGTATATATTGCTGATAAGCTTCAAGTTGTTCCTTTGCTTCTTGGGAAGTCCCAACCGTACTTGACTCAAGTGGTTGTTTGTATGCTTCCTTCTGCTCAGTAAAAAACTTTTTAGCCTGTGCAATCACTTTCTTCTTTGCTAATTTAGCTTTCTTGATTGTTGAGTCATCATCCAAATCTTCATCGTATGAATACTCTTCAAGCATAGCTTCAATATCATCTGCATCTAAACCTTCTTCAGTTACAGATAGATATTCTCTTAGCAAAGCATCAGGGTTCATTGAATCAAAGTCTTTGTTTAATTTAACAAAGTCATTAATCCCTCTCCCTGTTTCTTTTTTGTATTTCAAAAATGCTTCAACATCAGATGGCAACTCATCTCTTTCTTTACTAGAAAGTAATTCATCTACTGATGCTACTTGTCTACCATACTTGTTACCAATGTATGATAAGATGTCAGCATCACTCATCTCTGCCTTAGCCTCAGATACTATCGCAGCATCTGTATTTACTTCAACCTCTTCCTGTTGTGATGTACCTTCAATAATAGTAACTTCATCATTACCATCATTAAATTGTTCATCATGTTTTTGGAGTAATTCTTTCTCCACTTCTTGTATTGATTTGGCTTCAATGCCATCAATAGCTTTTACTTTCATTTCCATTTGATTTAATTTTTACAAAGTTATACAAAATATAAATACAGATTTAAGCCTATCTAGGCTCAAACTCTGCCATATCAAAACCATCTAAGCTATCCTCATTGGATTCAAAATCCATTGGAGGTAGATTATTTTTTCGTTGGTTTATCAGTTTAGATTGTTGAGTATTCTGAATGCTAATTCTTTTATCTTTAGCTTTCTCTTTCTCAGTATCTCTTTCATTAATAGATGCTTCTTGAAGACCCTTAACCTGCATGCTATAATCAAACTCTTCACGCATTAAATAAGATTTCAACTCAGCCTCTTTATTTAGTTTTTCAATTTCAAATGAAATCTCTGCTTGTTTAATTTGAATCTTAGATTGCGTTTCTGCTTGTATCTGTTGCATAGCAGATTGTGCTGCTATCTGCTGAGATTGTAATTGCTGTTGAGCAACCATAGCATCTCTTTTCATAACCATTGAATCCTCACGCTCTTGTTTACGTTGACGTTTAAGTTTCAATAATTGATTAGCTAGTTTAAGATTCTTAATCTCACGAATATCAATGGCATCTTCAAGATTGATGTCACCCTTCGACAAAGCCATTTGTATGTTTCCTTCGAGTTGTGCTTTCTGTTCCTCATCAGGTGCTACCTCTATGAAGATACCAAAATCATAAATATATAAATCCTTTATTTGTTCAAGGATAGATGTATTGTATTTTCCTATTTGATTTGCAAACTCATCTCTGAAATCTGCATACTCTAATATATCTCCTACACGATAAGACAATGCTTCTGCAAGTGTTCTATAAATATATAGACTACCATCAAGAATATGTCTTGTTGCTGTATTAGAATTTAATGCTGCTAACTTTTGAACACCAACCAAAGAGTTAGGGTCTAGTGTAGAACCATCTCTAGCTTCATTCAATCCTGTTACAGAACGAATCATATCTAAGTAGTGATTCATATTAGCAATAAGCATTTGTGTTTTACTAGCACCTGAGTTAGAGTTTAACTCTTGAATAGGAACTCTAGCATTATTATAATCTCCATCCTGAGTATAACTTCTACCAATTACACTACCTGTTTGGAAATATAAACGTAAAGCATCTTCAGGATTATATGCATTGCCTGTACCTAAGTCTACTTCATTAAGACCATCGGCATCAATGAATACACCATCGGGTACTACACGTGCAATAACCTGCTGTAATTTTAAATGTGTTAACTGAATTAAATCAGCAAAAGGAATCATTCTTCTAACTAATGATTCAATAGCACCTTTGTACATACGAGGAGCAACAGCTACAAATTGTGGAATAGCGTGTTGACTAGCAGACTTAGGTCTAACCATATTCTTTTCAACTTCCCATTTCAATAAGAAGTTTGTTCCCATTACCATAACACCACTATACCAAACATCAATAGTCTTAGAGATTTTTTCAAAACCCCCTTCTTCCATCATTTCTTGTGGTGGGTTAAACGTATCGTCTTTCTCTATTACTTTAGTATTACCATTTTCATTTACTTTCTTCTTGTATGTAAATGTTTTTGTACTCTTATAATTGAAATATAATAATGTACAAGTATCTCTATAGAATAAACTATTGTTATAGAATTGTGCTACGTTAAAATAGTTGTACCAACTCTGACCATACTTTGCAATCTCTTCCATTTCTGCATCAGTAATATCAGGCTTAATTTTTCTTATCTCATTAATTGGTACAGCTTTAATCTCACCCCAATAGAAACAATCCTTGAAGTTAGGGTCTTCGGTATAACTATATACTACGTTTGCAGGGTCAACATAAGATATTTTAACTCCTGCACCCGGCAAAAACTCATGCTTAGCTATTGCAATACCAATAGTAGTTATATCGTAATCATATCTTTTACGTAAATCCTCATACTTATTAATATCAAATAGAGTGTTGATAGCTTCCTCTTCTGCAATTTCAATAGCAGGTTTGTAATTGAGGTTCATGTATAATGATAACTCATCATCAGTAGAAGGAAGTTCTTCGGGATTTACAGTGAATGGGTCTACGCCTGTATTTTCTTTTATAGTAAGCAATAGGTCTTTAGCAACCATTTGCCCTTCAACCATGTCTTGATATTTATTTCTTTTAGCTTGAGACATAGCATCTTGTGCATAAGCCTTAACTTTAAATAATCTATCAGACATTCCATTAACAACAATGTCAACAAACTTTGGTAAGATAGGAACAGGTGTCCAATCTAAATTAAGATAAGATAAGTCACCATCAATAGCTAATTCGTTTTTATATTTAGCTATTGGCTGTTCACCACGAGCATACAATCGAAGACGATTCATATCTCGCCACTGATTGTAATACCTACATTGAGTTCCGTCTTTTCTAAACCATTCGTATTGAATAGCTTGACCAACTTGTAACCCAAACTCCTTAGAATCCTTTACGGAATCAGGAGCAAACTGTGAAGGGAAACCTGTGGCGTTTATATTTACCTTAATATTATCTTCCATCTATTGTAATTAATTCGCTTCTATCACCTTTGTTATTATACCTTGCAAAGTTAACGCTTATTTTTGATTGTTTTTGTTCAGGTAAATACATGTGTTTCTGATTAGCCATGATGGCTAACCCTGAACTAATCGAAGCATCAAATCTTGTTCTATCACTAATATCAAATTTTGCCCAATCTTCTAGCGTTCTAGTGAATGGCATAGTTCCTATTTCATCAGGACTTCTATATGTACCCTCCATATCATACCCTACAAATTTTTCGATGTAGGACTCAATAGCTGAGGCGTGAGACTGTTTTACATCCTCAGATGAGTTGGGTATCCCTCCGAGTTCTCGCTCCGTCTGAGAGAGTTTATTGAAGTGCTTATCAGGTCTGTTCATACAGAAACCCCTGTACCCTCTATTCTTAAAATGATAAAGTAATCTAGGCTTGTTATTCTCTGCTAGTATTGGCATGCCATAAAATACACAAGCCATCAATACTTCTTCAAAGAATATCTCTGCTGTCTGTGGTCTAGCTACATATTCTAAAAAGAACTCATTGCTAGGAGCATCATCCATATTAAACTTTGTCAATCCATGCAATGCACCATTTGAACCACCACCACCTACAGTCCCTGATATATCATAAGAGTCACAACCAAAAGAACCTATATGTTCATTAGCAGGATACTTAACACCATTCTTTACAACAATTCTATTCTGTAATCCTTTAGCAGGAATCCAACTAATGTTAAATCTACCCCTAGTATCAGGAGTAAATATAACAGTAGAATCTTTTATTCCATCTTTCCAATTAAAGTTACCTCTAGTTAAATGGTGTGCAGTTATCTGTCCATCATTATGGTCTATCTGTTGATATATCTTTGTTAGATTAAATATAGATGACTTACTCTCATCACGAAATGCATGAGATGTAGTTCTTGGGAACTGACGATAAAATTCATTAAGTGCATCTGCATCACTCTTTAATGAGTCTACCTCATTTTCCCAATAATCTATAGCACCATTTTTAATCCACGCACCATCAACTCCCATTACAGGATTATTAGGTTTCCTAAACACAGGCATACCATGTATATCTATAAACCCTTCCATATTCCATTCCATTGGAATAAACAATGCATATAGTCCTGATTTAGTTTGACCGTTTGAGTTTCTTCTTATAACATTAGAGTCCTCATATAAACTCTTGTAATTATCACCACCTTTTGAAAGTGCATTAGATGTTGAACCCATCATACACTTACCAATAATCTTACTACCTAAACGAAGACATGTCTTTGTAACACGCCAATTGTTTAATATATTATTCGGCTTAGTCCACTTACCACTCTCATCATGTACAAGATGTAAAAGTTTCTCACCATCATAAGAGTTGTCTTCTGTATTCTTCCAATCTATAGTGGTATCCAATCCCTCCATCTCATTATCATCAGACTCATGCATATTCTTTTTTGTAATCTTAGATGCAGGAATCCTAAATGCCAATTCAGTCTTTGGTTTATCCATACCATCTTGAATAGGTTTAAAAAAGAATGGTAATCTATTTGCAATAGGTACAACCTTATCGGTAAACATCTTCTTAGCATCAGCACCTGTCTTAGATAGAATACCTAATCTTCTGTTCTTAGATATTGTTCCTAAGTTTACAGTCTCAGATGAAGCCATAAAAGAAAATCCTGAACGACGTATCTTTAGATATGTCATACCAAAACATCTAGGGTCTGCCTTACAAGCTTCCCAAAATATAAAGAATATTCTATTTGCTTCTCGATAGTCAGGATAACCAACATCAATACTTGTCCATTGCAAGTACATATAGTGAGAACCTGTAATATAGGTAGGGTCTCCATTGTTCATGAACCAAGCCCCATACTCACGTCTATCAAACTCACTCTCTATATAATCAACCCATTTGTTTTTAAAATCAGATGGCATATCATTCCACTGAAATATAGATTGTATCTTATCTAGCTGAGTAGGTAATAGTTCTCTTTCCCAATATTGTTCAGAGCGTTTATCGCTTCTGCGTATAACATCTTTAGTTAATAAAGGTAAGGCAATAACAAGACCTTCTATACTTATTATCTCTCCAATCTGACCTGTCTTGGATATAATAACCATATCATACTTTTCATCATATCCATATATCCATGTACGTGCTCCATTTTTTTTGGAGATTACATTTGATGGAACATAATTATCTAGTACCCTATATAAACTATTTACTTCTCCGTTCAGCAAAACCTTGTTTAGTATCTATTTGTTTAACACCACGCCCTGACATCTCAATGCTTTCTTTCTCAGATTCTATTCTAGTAAGAATCTCGAACGCATCAAATATGGCTAGCTTCTTTGTAGCTGCTGCATTCTTTAATTTGTCAGCAGCCAAATCACCATCTAAAGATTCACCATTCTTTATGATACTTTCCTCTGCAACACGAATGAGTTCTTCTACAGCACGATGACCTGCTTTTATAATTCTTAGTTTAATATCTTTTACATCCTTCTGCTCTTCCATACTATAATACAATTGCTATTTGATGGGTAAACATTCTATAAAGTTTTTCTCCATCAACATTAAATTCATATTCACTCTCAGGATGAAAGCAAACCTTATCACCATTGTTTACACCAAGCCTAGATAGTTCTTCATTGGTATATTTCATTACTCCCATTAAAGGCTCTTCCTTAAATGGTTTCATTATATAAGATTCAGTTGGTGGAATTGGTTTAACAAAACAATATCTATCGTGTGAAAACCATTCATCATTTGACTTATACAAAAAAAATTGGTCAAACTCTATAAAAAATAAATCATCTTTAAAGAAACTCTTGCCACTTTTCTGACGACCTTTCATATCATTATAATATTTAAAAACATTATGATGAACTAATAAAGTATCGCCTTCTTTAATTGGTCCTTCGTATCCTAGTGGAACAGATATAACTTCTGCCATCCTATTTGAATACCTATGGTCTTCCTCAGATGTACTAGTTATAAATTCAATACCACCGATAGACTTTGTATTATCGTATCGCTTACCCTTTACAGGCTTTGCGATAAAGAAGAAAGGTGATTTCATTTAAAATCTATATTATATTCTACTGATACAGGAATTGTTGATGTGAACTCTTTCCAAAGTACAATTTCATCATCTGCTTCAATCCATATTTGGAATGAAGAATTTCTATCATCGTACTTAATTAAATGTATTACGTGGCTATCGCCTAGAACTTTCTGTCCTGTTATGTAATGCATAGCCCCTGATTTATAATCAGGTCCTATAGATATTTTTCTTATTATCATTTGATTCTATTCTTATTATACGTAAATTTGTATCTGCAAATATACTAATAATTGAATTAATGGATAATCAAATCAAAATACTATTCCTTGCTCCACACCTATCTACAGGTGGTATGCCTGCATTCTTGCTAAAAAGAGTTGAATTACTACAGAAATATACTGACGCTAGTATTTATGTTGTAGAGTATCAAAACTATAGCAATGATTATATTGTACATAAAAATAAAATTGATGAGTTAACACCAATAATAACTCTTGGTGAAGACAAGATGATGTTAATTGATATAATTAAAAATTTAAAGATTGACATTGTACATATAGATGAAATGATTGAAGGGTTTGATTCCCACAATCAAGTACCTGAAGAATTAATGAAAGCTTTATATGCTAAAGATAGAACTTGGCGTATAGTAGAAACCTGTCATAATGTTTGGTTTAATCCAAATAGAAATAAAAGATTCCATCCTGATGCATACGCATTTTGTACTCCATATCATTTAGAAACTTTTAAAGATATGCCATCGTTAAAATCTGTTATTCAATATCCAATAGCAGATAAAAGATATGAAGATGATTGGGGGAAAATAAATTCAATTATAGAACTTAAAGATAATACATTAAGACCACAGGTATTAAACATAGGTCTTTGGACTCAGGGTAAGAATCAAATAGAAGCAGTAGAGTTAGCTAGACAGATGCCTGATGTAGACTTTAATTTTGTAGGCAATCAAGCTGTAAACTTTAAAGAGTATTGGCAACCAATCATGGAAACACTTCCAAGTAACTGTAAGGTATGGGGAGAGCGTGATGATGTATGGAAATTCTTATTAGCTGCTGATGTGTTTATGTTTAATAGTACATTTGAATGTAATCCAATAGTTATAAGAGAAGCTATTAGTTATGGATGTACAATACTAGCTAGAAATTTACCACAATATTGTGGAATGTTTGATGATTACATAACACCGATAGATACACCTAATTTAAAGCAACAATTAGAAAAAGCTTTAAAAAAATATTATACTAATTATAAAATTCCTGTTGGTCAAGAAGAAGAATTTGCATCTAAACATTTAGAATTATACAAAACAATTATGAATAATAAACCACAAAAAAATACGCTAACTATAAATATGCATTTTGTTGGACAACCCTTCTTAGAAATACTAGGAGAGTCCGATGAAACATTTAAGGTTAGATGGTTTGATGGTCACTATACTCAGGATAATTTAATTTATAATACTGAAATAAAATCTAATAGTTGGACTAGACTTAATCGTGAATACTATTCTAATTGGGCTGTAGAAGTTTTAGATAGTAATAATAATTTATTATTCTCTGACAGATATAATGATGAAGATAAAAGAGTATACATAGCATTTGATAGTTCATCGCTAGGAGATACACTAGCTTGGATTCCATACTGCGAAGAGTATAGAAAGAAACATAATTGTAAACTTATTGTAAGTACATTTTGGAATAAGTTATTTGTTGATGTATATCCTGAAATAGAATTTGTAGAATCAGGTACAGTTGTAAATGATTTATATGCAATGTATAATCTTGGTTGGTTTTATAATAGTAATAAAGAACCTGAGTTACCTAATACAATACCATTACAAAAAACAGCTAGTAATATACTTGGATTAGAATATAAAGAAATTGTACCAAACGTATCTTTTACTCCAAATAAAAGACCACATAAGAAATATATAACAATAGCTACAAACTCAACAGCAGGATGCAAGTTTTGGACAAGAGAAGCTTGGCAGGAGTTAATTAATCATTATACTAATGAAGGATACAAAGTAATTAATGTATCACTAGAAGATAACCCATTTGATAACTGTTTGATATTAGATGATAAGTCAATAGAGAATACTATGAATGTGATACACTATAGCAAGTTATTTGTAGGTTTATCTAGTGGACTTAGTTGGTTAGCTTGGGCATTGAAGAAAGATGTTGTAATGATTTCTAATTTTACAGAATCAAACCACGAGTTTGAATGTATAAGAATTACAAATTCAAATGTATGTAACGGATGTTGGAATAAACCCGAATACAAGTTTGATAAAGGAGATTGGAATTGGTGTCCTATAAATAAAGGTACTGACAAACAATTTGAATGTCAGACTAGTATTACTGCAAAGATGGTTATAGATAAAATTAACTCTCAGTAGTTTCTACTTCTTCCTGTTTAGGGACTAAATGCTCAATTGCTTCTTTAACAATAACAGCATCTTCTAATGTAAATACACCTTTAGATTGTGCTAACAAACATCCTTGAATTAAAACATTAATTGCTTTTTCTTGATTCATAATATAGTTATTTAATTTATTGCAAATATATAAATATTTTTTAAATATCAAATGGTGGAGGTAAAACTTCTTGGTTACCTGCATTTTTAATTTGGGTGTACTCGTGGTCTGCTGCTGCATTCAATTGCTCCATATCATTAGCTGCTTCTAGCCAAGAGATAATTTCCTCTTTGGTTAATTCCTCATAAGGAATAAAATCTTCGCTTATAGGGGCTGCAAATCCATTACATCCTGCAATCACACCACTAATGTTACCATCGGTAGCTTCATATTGCCAATGAATCATTTCAATTACATTTGTTAATCCGTCTAATGTTTTAGCACATTGAAAGCTTTGGTTGTTAAATATCCAATTGTATGTCATATTTTTAATTATTAAATAAGTGTGAGTTCTTGGTTATAAATAATTCAGCAGAAGTTATGTTTCTATTTATTGAAACACCTTGTATTGTTATTACATCTTTGTTTGTGCTTGTAGCTATATATACGCAACCATCAATATCGAAGATTTCATTAACGTACAATAAGTATTCTTCTCCAATAGTAAATTGGTCTCCTACGTTTATTGTTTTATCGTTTAGTGTGTATGTATTTATGATTTCCATAATCTATTTTATAATCAAAATTCAGTAGTACAATCAAATCTATAAACATTACTACCACTTGCAGTATAGGTTGCTGTTGTTAAAGTTGTTGGTGCAAATGAAAAACCACCCGTTACATAAACTTCATTTAAGTAATAACTATAAGATGCAGCTCCTTCAAATGCTGGAATAATATCAACATAAAAAGTATCCCCTGCCACTATTGGAACAATGAATGGAGTTGCTGCTGTAGGACTTCCGTAATATATACCATTCTTATAAACTTCTACTGCACCACCAAGATATAATTCAATCCAATTTATAGTTAGCGTTGGATTTACAACCGAACCACCTTGCATTTTAATTGCTGAAGATAATAAATGTCCCATTATGCAGATACGTTACCAATTACATACCACTCATCAGTTCCAACTTTAACAAGTGTAACACCTGTGTATTGATTACCAATTTTTAACTGACTTGATTTACTTCTTAATGTTACTCCACCTGTTGCTACAATTGTTGTTTGACCTGCACCATACTGAAGAACTTGAATCTCAGTTCCTATTGGAAATGCAACACTACTATTTAATGGTACTGTTAAGTTATTAGCACCTGCCACGTTCATCTCAACAATTTTACTTTGGTCTGTTAAGACAAGAGTATAAGATGCTGTTTGGCGATTAAATATATTTTGATATGAAATACCACCTGTTACTTGAAGTTTAGCAGTTGTGCCATTATCTGTTGCAGAACCAATTAGTACCCTGCTACTTGCGTTAATACGCATTTTTTCATTTAATGCACCATCACCTGCATCTCTTGTTTGTATAATATAATCAGTACCTGTAAATGTAGCTGAACTAATTTGTGCTATTGCTCTCGCTGCTTGTACACCATTAAGATAGTAATCTACAGATGAACCTGTTGAAAGTGTTGAGCCTGCATTCGCTGATGATATTCCTGTAGTAATAGCACCTGCACTTGTATTAGTTGCTTGAAGTTTTGCTCCACTGCTATTATCTGTTGTAGAACCTATTAATGTAGTTCCGTTTAGATAATTGGAAGCAGTACCATCTATATATAAATTCCATTTATTAGAACCTGAAGCAATTAAACTTCTAAATCCATAAATGTTTGTTCCTGTAACAAGGGCTGCAACAGAATATCCTGTTTGTGTTGTAATTGCACTACCTGCTCCTATTGTTCCCTCATTTGCTGAATAATGATTATAATTAGTTAAAGTAAATGCTGTTGCTTGTGTACTTAACTCATTTCTAAATCCATTTGATAAAGATGTAACATCAGATTGTATTACACCATCCTGTACAATTCCATAAGCATTTGTAGCACCTGTTATAGTTTTACCTACTCTTAAGTTATATCCTGTTAAACTTGTTGAGCCTATACCTAATGAACCTGCTACATAGTTGCTAGCTGTTCCATCCATATAGATATTCCATCTGTTAGCTGTACTTGCTATTTGTCCTCTAAACCCATATATGTTTGTTCCTGCTGTTAAAGGCTCAACTACAAAACCTGCATGATTTGTTACAGTATTACTAATGCTTGCTACTTGTGCATAAAAATGTCTTAGGTTTGTTAAAGTTGATGCACCTGTTTTTGTAAGATTTGTTCTAAAACCATTTACTTGAGTAGTTATACCACTTGGTATTGTAGATTCTAATGATACTAAATAAGTTGTTGTATTTGAAACTGCTTGTAATACACGTATTGCATAAGAAGTATCAAGTGCTGTAGGTGCTACACCTGCTGTAAGAATTTGAAGTTGATTATATATACCTGTTACACCATCTGCTGTAATTCTAACACGCTCATTATTACCACCTGAATCAAATCTTAATATACCTGTTGCACGAGAAGCCCTTACAATCACAGCATTTGGTGATACAGACCCAGCAGCACTATCAGTTCCAACAACTTGACCTATAATTGATGTAGATGCACCATTCCATCCCAATAATCTAAATTCAGCTATGTTATCTGCACCACTATCTGTAGCAGTGTTAGATATATACATTGATGCTCTATTTGTTGCAGATGCAACATCTAAAACAGCAGCAGGCGTTATTGTATTTAAACCTATTCTACTATTTGCAGTATCATTAAACATAATACTGTTGCCAATAGCTGATGAACTTGTAAACTTAGGTATATAATCAGTTGTTCCTGATGCACTAGAAGATGTACCACTGCTACCACTAGTACCATTAGAACCATTTGTTCCTGATGTACCATTTGTTCCGTTAACTCCTGATGTCCCCGAAGTACCATTTATTCCCGATGTACCATTAACTCCACTTGTGCCGTTTATTCCTGAACTACCACTTGAACCTGACGTTCCATTTAATCCCGACGTTCCATCAATACCCGATGTGCCTGATGTGCCATTTATTCCACTAGAACCTGATGTACCATTAATACCTGATGTTCCACTAGAACCACTTGTTCCTGTAGAACCTGATGTTCCATTAACTCCACTTGTACCTGAACTACCTGTTAATCCTGAAGTACCATTTATTCCACTTGTACCTGATGTTCCTGTAGTACCTGAACTACCTGATACTCCTGAAGAACCACTAGTTCCATTAATACCCGATGACCCTGACGAGCCACTTGTTCCATTAATACCTGATGTCCCACTAGTACCTGATGGTAATTGTCCTATAATTAATAATATATTTTCTCCACCTGTAAATTGATGACCACCACTAACAAATGTAATTGGAAAAGTCCAATAAGTATTTGGTGCTGCTTCAACACCTGTTCCTACTATCCATTTTTGAAAATTAGTTGAATCGTTTTGGTCTTGAACAATGATTGTTGTACCTGATGGTATTAATGATAAAAATACATCTATATCATCATTGTTTCTATCTAAGTGCGAAACATTAATTTCTGTTGCACTTGATTGTGTTGCATTATTCCAAATGATATTTGTATCTCCCGGATTACCTGAAGTGATATTTGTTCTTGCATTATAACGAAATAAACTATTTGATTGACCTGCTGTACCTGATGAACCTGAAGTCCCTGCTGTACCTGAAGTTCCTGTAGTACCTGATGTGCCATTAATACCCGATGTACCATCTGTACCACTAGTACCTGAAACTCCACTAGAACCTGACGTACCACCCGAACCTGATGTACCTGATGTACCATTAGAACCACTAGTCCCACTTGTGCCATTTAATCCACTAGTCCCACTACTACCACTTGTGCCATTTATTCCTGACGTTCCATCTGTTCCTGATGTCCCTCCTGTGCCCGATGACCCACTTGTACCACCTGTACCATTTGTTCCTGATGTACCACTAGTTCCATTAATTCCACTAGTACCGTTTATTCCTGATGTACCTGAAGTACCTGATGACCCTGATGTTCCCGATGAACCTACTGTACCTGCACTTGTTAATAAATTACCTGATGAATCAAATGCTAAATATCCTTCAACAGTACCCGGAACTGCAGATGTACTATTATATGCAGCAAATCTTACTACACCATTATGTCCAAATACAATATTTTCAACTATACCTGATGTTGCTGTTGTACTAAATCCAATTTTAGAATTATTACTTGCATCAATATTAGATGAAATTAATGCTTTAGTATTACCTGTAACATTAAATTGAATTTGTGTTCCTGTAGAAGACCCTGAGCCTGCATTATTTAAAGTTATAAGAGTAGAAGTAACACCATTATTTGTTGTAG